GAACTGATCTGCGGATCTGCGCGAAAAACGGCGTCCGGATGCGGAGATCTGCGCGAAAAATAAATTAAAAAAATATGTTGCCCGATCTCAGATCCGGTGATCCCCGTGAAAACGGCTTCCGGATGCGATGTACGGCGATCGGGGTGGCATGTGGGGCGATCGGGGTCGCGTGTGTGCAGACGGTTTCCGGCCTTCGGGCTCGCGGGTGTCCGAACCTGCTGCCCCTCTGATGTCCGAACTCCCTGCCCCTCTCTGGGCTTGGATGTCTGAGTTTTCTGCCCCTCTGTCTGTTGTCTGTGGGTTGGGTTTCGCGACTTTCGACTGATTTTCCGCTGAAGACTTTCCGCCGGATCTGCGAACGTGTCGGAAGCCGGTTACTCCCATCGCATCGGAACGGATTCCGGTGAGGAGCCTCAAATGAACGCAACGCCCGTCGCAGCTTCGTTCAAGTCACACACAGGCCGCTCTTGCTGCCGCTGCCGCAAAGACCTCACGGACATGGCGTCCGTCGAGGCAGGTATCGGCCCCATCTGCCGGAAGCAGGACAACGCGCTCCTCGCCAACAGCATCCCCGCGAACCCACCAGAGGCGCTGATGGCGCTGCTGACGATCAACGCGGACGCAAGCATCAACCCCGACGCACATGCGCTCTACGCCGATGTGCTCGGCATGCTGACGCTCAACCTCGACGGCACCGACTGGCGCGTCGCCATCCGCAAGATAGAACAGATACTCTCCTTCGACGACACGCGCATGAAGACGCTGAACGCCTTCAGCGAGGTCGCGCGCTGGCTCGGCTACCTCGGGATCGCTGCGCTCTGGAACGGCGAGGCTGCCACTGGGAACGCGACCGTCACCTTCGATGCCTTCGCGTCGACGGGCCCACGGCTGTTCATCGACGGACCGCGCTGCGCTGCGGCTCGCCAGAAGCTGCGGAAGCTTTGGTGTGTGAACTGCCCCTCTCCGACGCTGGGGAGACGCATGTTCGGTGTTGACCCGAAGCACCTCGATGCCTTCACCAAGATCGTTCAGACGCACTACCCGATGGCTGTCGGGATGACGCAGGCTCGCGTCGAGGTGGAAGCCTTCATTGCGGCGAAGGCGGCGAGCACTCCAATTCCAACGCCAGCGCCGACCCCTGTTACAGTGCAGGAACCAGCAACCGCAGGAGCGCCCGTGTCGTCATGCAGAATCGAGCAGAAGGGCAAGAACCTCAAGGTCAGCACGCCCTATGACGCATCGTTCATCGCCGGTCTCAAGAACACGGTGCCCTACACGCACCGAGGATGGGACGCGCCCACGAAGTCGTGGATGGTGGACGCGCAGTACCTCGACAAGGTCACCGACCTGATCCTCCAGTGCTACAAGAAACAGCCGACCTTCGTGAACCTAGAGGCTGTGCAAACCGACCTCGCGAGCGTGCTGAAGCACGTCGACAACGCGCAGGTTCTCGCTGACGCAGCCGCGAAGGCGAAGGCGAAGGCGGCGCTCATCGCGTCGCACACGCCGATCATTGCGCTCCCTCCCGCGCTCGCCTCCTACGTCCCCGAGAAGCCCATCGTCCTCCCCTTCTGAGGTGCCTCTATGAACGTGAAACCAGGCGACCGCGTCCGTCTCGTGAGTATGGGGCCAGACCCTGACCCAATCCCCGTTGGGACCGAAGGAGTCGTGGACGGTGCCACCTGCTTCGAGCGGGGACCGAGGGGAGCAGCCAAGGAGTGGCAGATCGGCGTTCGCTGGGACAACGGGCGGTCCCTCTCCGTCATCTGCCCTCCCGACATCGTCGAAATCATCGCTGAGCCATTCCCAATATGACCGAATCTGTTGAGCAACTTCCGTTGCGAGAAGACCCCGTCGTGCAGGCGCTCATCCGGCCTCTGTTCCTTGAGCAAAAGGAAGAGGTCGTGTGGGCGGCTCGCTGCTGCAATCGAGTGAGCGTCACCTGTCGCCAGCCCCCCACCAAATGCGGAAAGTGCGGGAAGCCTCCTATTGACATTGAAGCCCTTCGCTCTGACGCAGTCGTAGGCTAGTGTCCTCCGACCTCGATCTCCGAGGACGGAGTTTTCCATGAGTTTTTTCCCCGCTGCGATATTGGTCGCGGCCTTCCTCGCCGGTTGCACAGCCTCAACCCCAGCACCTGACGCAGGCCCGAAGCCCGCAGAGGGACGCTCGCTCAAGATTCTCAACCAGTGCGCCGACGCTATCTGGATTCAGCAACAAGGCCACATCGGTTCGCCTGCCGTCACGAAGCTCGCCAAGGGCGACACTGCGACGTACCCGATCCCCGACGCGGGCCTCCCTTCGGTCCGCTACTGGCCGAAGACCGGATGCGACGACACTGGCAACAACTGCAAGGTCGGTCAGTCGTCTCCGCCGTGCCCCGACGCTGGTTGTGCGCCTCCCGTCGACTCGAAGCTGGAGGCAACATGGGGCTGCACGTTGCCGAAGGAGCAATGCACCAAGACCCCACAAGGCCACCACATCCAGAATACTTGGTGGAATTCGTCGGCTGTCGACGGCTTCACCTTGCCGTACAACATCGTTGTCAGTCCGGAATCGGACGGTTGCCCAAACGTGACCTGCGCGGCGCTCGACCAGACACAGTGCCCGTCGTCTGAGGACCTCTCGCAGGGGATCGCCGAGAAGCACCCTGAGTTTTCTGCAGTCGACCTCCGCGTCACTGGGGAAGTCGGCGGCTGCTACTCGCCGTGCATGGCGCTCACTTACACGACCTTTGGCGGCAAGGGCGTGCAGCCTCCAAGTGCCGACGCTCCTGCGCCCTACTGCTGCCCGACTCCTCCCATCTCCCCTGCTCAGTGCAGCGGTGGCCCGGTGGTGAATACCAAGTACGTCAAGGCGGTTCACGCGGGTTGCCACAGCACCGCGTACGGCTACGCCTACGACGACACGCTGGGTCTGCGTCAGTGCGACCCGAAGGTCGAAATCACGATGACATTCTGCCCAGGAATCCCTGCAGCGGTGATTGCGCCTCCGATGGGCGGCTGAGTTTTCTCGGCCCCGCTCCTCGCAGAATTGAATTGAAAAGACCCCGGCACCATATGGTCCGGGGTCTTTTGTTTGTGGGCGCGGCTCAGGCGTCCGCGCCAGCCTGTGGGAAGGTGCCGCTGTCGGCATGCTGGGCTTGCAGGGCTTCCAGCTCCTTCGAGATAGCCTCGACGCAGGCTGCCAGAAGCTCATTGGGGTTCGCCCCCTTCTCCAGCAGGAGACCGGCGACGGTGTGGACCGTCGCACGCATCGTGCGCCGACGATCTTCCTCGCGGTTGAGGTCGAGCCCGGGGATGCCTGCAAGAGCACCGTGGACTGCGGGGGCGAGGCCAGCTTGGATAGCGGTGCGGCGGACTGCTGTGTTTTTCATCTGCGTCTCCTTGGCGGGAACCATCCCGCTCTGGTGGTTGAGTAACAGAGCGGATCCGGTTTTCGCCGGATCCGCCAGTCGTTCAGAGCGCGGCCTGCAGAGCCTCGCGCAGCGCGCCCTCGATCTTGTAGACGGTCGCCGACGACACGCCGTGCTTGGCAGCGATGCTCGCGGCGCTCTGGGCGACGTCGATCAAAATACGACGGGTGATCACGTCTTGAGCGAGGGCGACTTGCTCTCCCGCGCAGGCAGGAATCGCCTCGCGCAGTGCAATACCGATCACGCGAAGGGTCTCTTTGACCTCGACCTGCACGTCAGGCGTTGCGCCTTCGTCCTTGAGGTCGGCGTCTACCCAGCCGCCGTCTTCTCCCGCGACGACCATTGCGTCGTCACGGACCGCCTGACGGCCCGTGTGGAGGTTGTAGCTGCCCGACCCCGTGCTCACGACGGACTTGCGCCGGTTGCCTTCGCGGCGAGCGTAGAGTTCCGCGTACGTCCAGGCCGCGAAGCTCCACGAGACCACTTCGGGGCCCTTCCAAGCCTTCCAAGCGAGCAGGATCCCCTCATACGCGGCGGCAAGGAGGTCGTCCTTGTCGGACGAGCAGGAGACCCATTTGTGGTGGCGACGTGCGGCTCGCGAGGCGATCGTCATCGCCTCGCGCATCGCCTCTTTGTAGGTGAGCCCAAATTTGGGCTCTTGGGTCTTGTTGCTGGTCGTCTTGGTCGTCATGGCTGCCTCCGTCGCGTGGACCCGATCCATCGGGTGCCCGGACTTTCTGCGGCCAGCATAGCGCGATCAACGCCGGAGTCAACACTTGCGTGCAGCGTTTCGCAAAATCCGATAAAACGGCTTTGCAACGCCACAGAATACGGATCCGTTTTCAGAGAAAACACGCAGATATGCGATCTTTTTCGTGGACCGTATGGTCCCGATCAGATCAATCGAAGCGATCACACGAGCTGGGACGAAAGGGACCGGACGCGGTCCACCAAGTCGAGATCGATCTCCTCGGCGTACTGCGTGGAAAACTTGAAAGCCCAGCCGTAGTCGGCGAAATCCGCAATCCAGCCGAGAGTCTCCCCGTTGACGAGATAGAGCCCGAAGGCTTCCGCCTCCGCCTCCTCGACGAACGCGACCTCCCCACCTTCCAAGAAAGCCACCGCACGCAACTCCAGCACAAGGCACCTTCGGCATCAACTCAACCACTGTTGAGAACTCTGCAGACCAAGTTACATCCTGTCTATCGCAGGGTTGCGGTACCGCCGAGAGGCAGAAAGCAGGACTAGAATTTTGTGGTCAAAACGCGGCCGAAAACCAAAGTATCTATCAAACAGTGAAACGAGGTGACTTATTTGGACTTTTTCAAGGGCAGGGTTTTTCAGCATCGTCGACAAGAAGGCCCAGCCCCGAGGGGTCGGTGAGGTGTGCGTGAGAGCGCGCGTCGCCGCTGACTTCGACAGCCTCCGGCAGCTCTACTTCCCCGACATGCCCGACATCGCGTTCGAGCAGAACACCGACTACCCCTACCGCATCTACGTCGGGAAGAAGCAGTGGGCGAAGGTCGCGGCGCTGATGTCCGAAGACGTCGACTACTCGAACTTCAAGAGCATGATTGCCAAGGAGCAGGGCTATGATCGGAGCCACCTCTACGGTGACATCTGGAGCGTCATGTTCGGCGCTGAGCAGAAGCTGGGACGGAGTGTCCGCCCAACTCAACCGTTGAGAGTTGTCCCCAAGACAACCTCAAAGACAACCTCAAAGACAACCGCAAAGACAACCTCAAAGACCTAGTGGGAGCATCTATGAACTTGTTAGAAGCCGAACATCCTTTCATCACGCTCACTGTCCGAACGCCGACAGATGGGCCAATCGCGCTCAATGCAGGGAGGACTCCTCTCCATGATATCGAGGTAGACCTTTGGCGTGAAGGCTCGACAAACGACGAGTCGCTCTTCGGGTCGAAGCACGTTCACGTTGTCGATATCTTGGAGGCGCTTGCGCTCAGGAGGGTCTTACCTGACGTGTTGGAGGCGCTCACGGCGGCACTGGCCGCCTTGCAACAGCAAGGATCGGCGAACTACGCCTACACGAAGGCGCAGTCCGCCTTCGACCTCTTGAAAACCGCCACAGAGAAGCCCTGACATCAGGGAGCGACTGGATCGATACGCGCTGAAGCCTCCGCAGGCTTCAGCGCTTTCGACTTTCGTGGTGCCTTCTTTGGAGGGAGCGCCGCGTTAGTTTCGATCTCAGCCTGCAGTCGCGCCAGTTCAGACCGGAGTTCCGCGTTCTCTTTGAGGAGGGCGTCGAGACGAAAACTGTGCTGCTCGCCTTCCGCTCGCAACTTCTCCACGAGGGCATCAATGGCATCGTGCGCGGGGCGCGCTGTTCGGGCGCTGGACGCGGATTTTGGGTGGGCTGGGGGCATTAGATCATTCTCTAGCGCAATCGCTTTGGTTGTGGTCACAGGCCATTGTCAGTCGATGACGCTTGGAACGCTTGGCGGACTTCCGAGAGGAGTTCTTCGCGGTTCTGTTCTACACCGACGAGGTGCGTATTTAACTACCGTATATCTTCCGAGGGAATCGCCTCTTCTCGACCCACCGCATTCGCCAGAATACTTTTATCGGCAAGGCTGTCACCGACTTTGGAGGTGAAGACTTTGGAGGTGAAGACTTTGGAGGTGAAGACTGCTTCAATGGCATCGGTGTCTCTGGGGTAGCTGGAGTCGTAGCTGTCGACCCACTCGATTGCGTGGAGGGCGGCGCTGACCTTCTCCATCAGGTCCGCCAGCTTGTGTCGCTGCTCCTTCTGGTGGGGGTTGAGTTCGAGCGGGCGACCGTGCGTCGTCGAATCGTTCCGCAGGGCGTCGACGATGTCGCTCACCTTTCTGAAGGCGTAGTCCCAACTGCCACCGCTCATGGTGCTCTCCTGTTGTCCGTGTTCCAGCTCCACACAGCTTTCGCCATCGTCTCCCCTGACAGCCCTTCAACATCGCAGCCCATACAGTCGACAACGAAGACGCTGTCGCGAGCCCGTATCCGTCGGGGAGCCTGATAGGGGCACCGCGCGCACCTGGACGTGTGCCGAAGGTGCCACCACACAGCGACGTCGGCCCACAGGCGTGTGGACGTATTCAAGAGGCAATTTTTAAGGAACGATCCCCCTAAACTCATAACTGCTGCCCAAAATCTCATAGGTATCCACTGTTCCGAGTAACACGAAAACTGCCGTTCCAATCGACGCCGCCTTGGCGGACGGGTATGTTGTCTCTCCTTCAGTGGAGGTTCAAGTGAAACAGATCAAGCTCGTACTATCTGGCTCTGGAACGCGGTACCCCGTGCAAATAGGAGCAATCTGCGAATTGCTCGATATGGGTTTTGAGTTTCCTGAGATCGTGGGGGCTTCAGGTGGGGCAGTCGCGGGTGCTATTGCTGCCAAATACAAGACCACTGCGATGATGGAGGCGCTTGCGCTCAAGCTGCTCCCCAGCACCTTCCTTACGAAAAACTGGTTCCCCTTCGGGGGGCGGGCAGGACTCTTCACGAAGAATGGTCTGATCAAGGTCTTCCAAGAGAATCTCCACCCCAATGTCGAGGACGGCCACTCCAAACTGCACATCGTCACGTCGAACTGGACCAAGGGCGAGTCTGTGGTCTGGACGAAGGGCGAGCTGCCCATTCGCCTGTTCGCCAGCATGTGCCTCCCGATCTTCGACATGGCGGAGATCGACGGCGACCTCTACGAAGACGGCGGCGTTCGTATGAACTTCGCTCTCGACTACACCGGCTGGGCGAACCCCAACGACGGTGTGCCAGTACTCGGCCTCAAGGTTCGCAGCCCGAACGAGTCGAAGCCTCGCAAACCGCCCTTCACGAAGATTGACCGCGCCGAGGGGACCATCAGCAGTATGCTTGCGGCGCAGGACCGTGAGCATATCGAGGACGCGCATTGGGCGAATGTCGTTATGCTGGACACGGTGGCGGGTGGCCTCAACCTTGGAATGGGCGAGAAGGATGTTCGTGAGATGCTCGCCGAAGGTCGCACGGCGGTCAAAAGAGCCAAGGCTAAGGGTCAGCTCGGATAGTCGGCCCGCTGTTTCCAACCACAACCGTGATCAACTTGAAATCGGCTTGAAAGAAGAATTCTCGGTCGGTCACTGTCTGGGAGTAACAGGCGCGAGCTTCAGCGCAGCGATCTCGTCCTGTGCTGCGCTCAGCTTCTTGTGCAAGCCGTCCACCGTCTCGATGAGTGTGACGACGACGGCTTCTGGCTTCGGGTGCAGTTTTCGCTCTTCCTCTGCCCCAGAAGCTCGGACCTCCGCCAGCAAGAGCGCGAGGGCTTTGATGTCCTCGTCCACGCTGCTGTCCTCGACGTTGCTGTCGATCCAATTCTGGATCGCGCCTGAGTGCTTCCGCAGGTAGAAGCCTGCTGCTGTGTGTCGGTCGTTTTTTGTCGTCATGGAAGCTCTCCAGGTACGCACCCTCCAGTAACACGCGCTCAGCGTTTCCCGCCGTCGTAAGACACAGCTGCTCCGGCTACGACCATATGTTCGTTCAGGTTCAGACCGTCGAGCCAGAGAACAGCCAAGAATCTCCCGTACTTGTCTTTCGGGTCTGGCTTTGAGGTCCGCATTAAGATTTCAATTCCGAGAGGGAGCAACGTCGCAAGGAGCACCTTGCTTGCGATCCCGTCTTTCGACGTCGGTCCTACGGACTCAGGAGCATTTATACCCAGCAAACGGACGGTCTTTCGGATGTGGATGTGCATACCGAAGCCCACGTCCTTGAGGATGTCGACCTCGACCGTGTCGCCGTCAACCACGCGGACGACTCGTGCTCGGTACTCGAACACAGTGTGACTCAGGGGTGGAGGGGTTCCATCAGAGAGCTTCTTGGTCAACATGAGGCTGTCGGTAGTTTTGGGCATCGGTAGTGCTCTTTGGGTAGTGGTGGTCGGCGAGCGGAGGCTAAGCCTCTCAGCATGAGTGGGACAAGTAGGGTTCGGGTAAGGCGTAGTTTCCTCAAATGAATTTTCATCTCATTGTGGCCTGTGTAGTCAACGACTCCGTTTTAATGCGCCTTTCTACCGAGGGGCTATCCTAACAGGAGTGAATCGGTTGATTCATGGGAACTACAGGAGCAACAGTGGCTTTTTTCAAGTACCTCGGCGAACCCCCTCGTCCCACCCTCGTCGACAGCTACGGACCCACGAAAGAAGTTACCGTTCCGAAGCTGGACGGAACCCGCACGACGTTGACCAACCCCGCAGGATTCCCTGTAGGGGGCACCATCCCCTTCGATTTCGTGGACGCGCTCTCCCTTATCGTCCTTGACGCGGATTCGCGTTTCGGGCGCGTCTAGTCTCTTTTTCTCTCTTTTCTCTCTTTCTCACTACTGAACTCTGAGGTTTCCCATGGCGAGTCTTTCTTCTCTTGTTATCAGTGCAGGCAGTCAGCGTCAGATCCTGGCGGAAGACACTCTGCTTGTCGGCGTAGGCATCGACCCGACTGCTGCAGGGGCACTGTCAATCGGTGTCGCGACCGCGACCTCGATTGTGATCGGTGCAGGCGGCATCACCACCTCGTTCCCCGGCCCCGTGGAGTTGCTGGGCGGTATCACCACCGTTGGCGGCACGACCTTCACTACCGATGCGGTCTTTGAGGGCAACGTCACCTTCGGTAACGCAGACACCGACACTGTGTCCTTCACGTCGCAAATTGCGACCGAGATGACCTACGACGGCATTGGGGCTCCTGCATTGTCCCCCGCAGGGCATGGGCGTATCTACTTTGACAGCGGCTCCAACACCTTCATGGTGTCCGAGGACGGCGGTGCATACTTCGATTTGACTGCTGCTCCGGGTGGCAGCGACGGTTCAGTCCAGTTCAATGACGATGGCATCCTCGGAGGCGACGCCAGTCTGACCTATGACTCAGCCACCTTCATCCTGAGCCTCAAGGGCATCTCGCAGGCTGAAGGCGCAGTCTCACTCAGCGCGAACGGAGCATCGAGCTTCACCACCAGTGCTGGAGCATTGACCCTCACTGCTGCTGCGGCGTCCACTTGGTCAACTGCGGCGGGTGACTTGAGCCTCACTGCTGCGGCAGGTTCAGTCATCATCGACGGCGCCGAAGCAGCAGCGGATGCGGTTCGGATCGTGTCCAGCGGTGGTGCAGGCGGCATCGACATTGACAGCGGTAGTGCAGGCATCACGCTTGACTCGACGGGCACCTTCTCGATCGACTCCGCATGGGGCGCCTCGAACGTGTCCGCGACATTCGGCGACCTGACGTTGTCGACCATAACAAATGGTCATGTCAACATCACCTCGGCGTGGTCGGTCCTTGTCGCGGCGAGCGGGGAAAATCCCAACGCTATTGAACTCGCAACGGCGGCTGGCGGGATGCAGCTGTCCGCAGGTCAAGACATTACTATTGTCTCAGCAGAAACCCTTACCCTCAACGGTGTAGGTAACTGTTCATGGCAGGCGGAAAGTGGCAACCTGACGCTCGCAACGGCCACGTCTGGTGACGTGATCGTGAACACCCCAAGTGCCAACAACGCACTTGTCGTCAAAGCGACGACTGGCAAGGTTGGTCTGGGAACCGCTTCTCCGACCCAGCTCCTGTCGGTAGGTGCTGCCAGCGAGTTTGCGGTGTCTTCGGATGGCGTGCTCAAGTCATACGACGGAGCAGCGCCGACCGACGGTCAACTGTTGATCGGGGACACTGCGGGCGAAGCCTTCGTCGCTGCAACCTTGACTGCGGGTGCTGGCCTCAGCGTCACGAACGGCGCAGGCACGATCACGATTGCGTCTACTGGTGAAGCGGCTGCGGCAGCGGTCGATATCACCACGACTGCGATGGAAGCCTTGGCGGCTGGCGACTTGGTGTGCTTTATCAACGACGGCGGCGTCCCTCGGGTGCAGCCGTCCGACTCAAACGACGTGGCTCGTCAGGGTCCTGTAGGCTTCGCTGTGGCAGCAGCCGCAGCCCAAGGCGACGCCGTGCTGGTGCGGATTGCTGGCGAGGCAGCGGTCCCGGCGGCTCGCTTTGACGCGGCTCCTGCCGCTAGTGATGTTGGCAAGCGCGTGTTCCTGTCGGTGACCCCCGGCAAGGTCACGCTCACTGCGCCTACCGCAAACGGCGACGTCGTACAGCGCGTCGGCATCCTCACCAACGGCAGCGGAAACCCGAAGATTCTTGTTCAAGTCGGCGAATCCATCACGCTCTGACAACTACTTGCGTAGATCAATCCGTTTAGTAAAATGGTGAAAGAGGGCGCTCCGTGGGGCGCCCTCTTTTAATAGGAGTTTGAAATGGCTCGCGCTGGCTGGATTGGTAGTTTTCGGGCATCGGCTCGACCGGGACCCCAGCCAGGAACCTTAGCCCCGCCGGGTACTCCTGAGTTTTGGTTCGACGGCAACGACATTGACGGTAGCCAGAACAGTTCTCTGGGTGTCGGGGTCGGTGTTGGCAGTTGGTTGAACAAGGGCGTGAACGTCGTTCCAGCAGTGCTTCAGGCGACGCCCTCAAAGAAGCCGACCTACTACGTCGACGGTGCCTTTCAGGGCTTGAGCTTTAACAACGCTTTGTTTCAGCACATCAGGGCGTTGTGTGTGCCACACTACCCTTCAATCGTCGGCCCGAATAGGTCATCTTGGTTCCTATCTGTGATAGCGCGGAACATACCGGGAAGTTCTCATACCGCAGTCTGCTCTGAGGTGCAGAATGCCTGTATCAGCGCGGTATCCTTCCCCTCCTATTGGAGTGGCTACGGTGGCAACGCGCCTGGGCTTGGAGTTCTCACTACCACCAATACGACTGTTAATGTCGCGTCGTTTTGGGCGAACGGAAACCTGTCACAGGTTCACGTCGACTCCGTAGCACCTACAATCGGAGACGCTGGTTGGCTTCCGTGGGAGGGGCCTTTGATTGGCGACTTCTCACAGGGTACCGACAGCGGCTTCGGATGGGATGGGCAGATTTACCAAGTGCTTGTGTACTACGGCTTGCTGTCCACAATCCCCTCGAACATCGTTCCCACCCACGCGGATATTTTGACGTGGGCTAACACAGTCTACGGTGGAACAGCGCCCTACACGCCATAATGTTGCGAGGCCGTGTTACTCCGGTTTCAACAGGAGAACACATGGCAAACAACGACACTCGCAAGGTCAAGATCGAAAAAAAGCTCCGCAAGAAGGTGTCCGACGTTGTCGTCGACGCCATCCTTGGAAGCAACCAGCAGGAGCTGGAGGACCGCCTCACGCGGCTTGCTTCCCACGAGACGGACACCGAGGAGGCTCTGGAGGAAGACAAGGTGGTGACTGACCTGAAGGAGCGCCTCGCCCAAGCAAAGGGTCCGTACACGGACACCCTGAAGGGCATCAAGCTGCAGCGCAACTTCATCGCCATTACGCTCGCTGAGCGGGGGAAGACCCTCAGCGTCATCTGACCCTGCCTCTTCTATCGGGAATGTTCGCCTCCCTCTCACTCGTGTGTGAAGATACAGGGGGAGGCGAAAATGCAGAATCTCGAACATATTCTTGCGATTGTCGGTGTACTGGTTCCGCTCATCTCGATGGTGGCTAGTTTGCTCAACACAGCCATCCGCAACCTCTTGATAGAGGGGCGTGAGGTACCGAAAAGGCTCGCTGCTGCAGGCGCAGTCGTAAACGCTCTCGCTATCAACCTCGACAAGGCGTCGGCCTTTATCTCGGCTGCCAGAGGGAAACCCTTGATCTCAGGGACCGCTGCATCGTCGAAACGATCTGCGCGGTAAGTCTGCGCGGTAAGTCTGCGCGGTAAGTCTGCGCGGTAGAATGGCTATTGAGCAGCAGGAACGCCAGCCGCGATGGAGAGCGTCTGCGCCTCATCGTAGCGAACCATCCAACGTCTGCGGGATTCAATACAAACCCGAATGCGCTTCGCAAGTGTGTCCAGTGCTTGGTAGCGAGCATCTTGTTTCGTTCCTGCGCTGCCAATGAAGTCCTGATGCGTGCCGTCGTCGTCAGCGCCGAAACTTGCAGTCCAACGCCATGAACCCGCAGAGAGGATTGATCGAGACACAGTGAAGCGGCACTTGAGCCACTGGTTAAAAAGACAGCCGAATTCTATGCCAGCCACGCGAGACTCTTCGAGGCTAAGATTCAGATGGGTGTTTAAGCACAGAGGTACAGCAGGAGACAACGCAGGACTGAGCAGCGGATCGGAGGGGCGCGGCTGAACAAAACGGCAGGTCGACTTCGCCACAAACATTTCCAGATTCAGGATGACGGAATGTTGACTAACAGGTGCTATGGGTAGATGACTACTGCGAGGAGTCCTGCGTGCGGGTTGGTGAGGCAGTGTTACTGCGAGGTGTAGCATGAGTTTTCGCGAATTCCTCTCGACGGTCGAGTTTCGGGAAACGAAGTCTCCGGTTGAGGAGGCTGAATATCAACACATCTTTGAGTGCCAGTACAGGCGCGGGGTGTCGGGGTGTGGCGAGTGCAACAATTACGACTCTTGCGTGCTGATCAAGAACAGCCTTCGCGCAAAGGTTGGCTTGCCTCCGCTTGGCGATGGTGTTTTGAAAGACGACGGATGACACTGATGGCAAAGAAAAAAATAATTACTGTCTCGGTTTCGCATGCCGAGCTTGAAGAGTTTACCCTTGCTGCCAAGACCGAAGGAGTCTCACTGGCTGAGTGGGCGCGCAGGCGTCTGCGGGGCGACCTCCGACCATCTCCTGATGTGATGGAAGAGGCGTTCAGGAAGCTCGACGTGAGCGACCGGCAACGCGAGTTTTCGGGGCCTCCGGTCCCTCCCCAGGTGCTCCCTCTCCAGCCGAAGCTTGTCGAGATCGGGGTGCGGCAGCCCACCAACCACGTCTGCCAGCACTTCGCGCACTTGGATCGACCGGATGGAGGACCGCCGATGATCTGCACGTCCGCGTCTCAACATGGGCGACCCTGCTACTTCTCGTCATCAGGCGCTGCGGACTGCCCTGTCTTTGCCCCTCGGACACGCGGATTTTCAGGGATATGACACTGCATTCGGTAGAGTCAGAACAGGTGAATCGCTGAAAAGCGGTGTTACTGCTCCAGCACGCGGGACGGTTCCCGTTGGAGGCTCCCATGACAGACAAGACACCCAGCATCGCTGCCATCGTCCACGTCCTCACGCACAGAGACGAGTACGCCAAGCCTGCGACGGACCTCACCCTCGCCGAGCAAGTCGAAGCCTACGCCGCGATTCACTTCGTCGAGGAGGTCTCCAAGGGTCGGCGCGAAGCCATCCGCGAAACCCTCCTCGTCGAAGCTGAGAAGGGCGAGGTGACGGAGAAGGGGGGCTACAGGCTCCCCGTCGGCAACCACACCGTGATCAAAGAGAAGCGGGTCGCATCCGCCCCCGACGAGAAGGCGCTAATGGCGCTTCTTGAGTCGAAGAAGCTCGACGTCACCAATGCGTTCGACAAGGTCAGCGTGCTCGTCCCGAATCCAAGCAAAGTTGCGCTCCTCGTCGAGAACGGGCAGCTGACCGAGGCTGAGGGGAAGGCGCTCTACAAGGTGACGTGGGCGCTCGTGGTCAAGCCCTCAGGGGATCTGGAAAGCCTGCTCGAAAGCAGCGTCCCGCCCGGAGTGGTCCCCGCGAAAAAATTGCGTCGCTGATCCGTTCACCTCCCATCACGCCAGTTACTCATCTGTCAGGAGCAAGACATGACCTCAATTGAACGACTCCCGTCTGCAACGTATGCCGCTCGCACCGACCTCCCCTACGCCGACGTCTGGGGCTTGCACGGGCTCTTCGACGGGCTCGCCTTCAAGTCGAACCTCGTGCTCGTCGGCCCCAAGGGCATCGGCAAGACGATGTCCTTCCAAAGTTACGCGGCGAAGGCGAAGACGCCGATCGTCACCTTCGACTGCAGCGAGGACGTGCGCCGAGCCAACCTCCTCGGTATGTACGTCCTCAAGGGGAACGAGACGCCGTTCATCCTCGGTCCGATCACGACGGCGTTCGAGGTCGCCAACGAGGTCGGATCCTGCATCCTCGTCCTCGAAGAGACCAACGGTCTCTCGCCCCAGATGCAGAAGGTGCTCAACCCAATCGCCGACTTCCGACGACGCATTGAGGTGCCTGAGTGCAACAGGGTCTTCGAGCTGAAGAAGGACGCGAAGCTCTGGGTGGTGGGCACGATGAATACCTCGGCCTACGGGGGCGTGTACGCTCTCAACGAAGACCTCAAGAGCCGGTTCCGCATGCTCTCGCTGGGCTACCCCCAGCCCGAGGAGGAGGCCAAGATCATCGCCGCGCACTTCGCTGGCAAGGTCGACCCGGTCGCCATGAAAAAAGTGATGCTCCTCGCGCAAGAGACTCGGCAGAAGTCCCTTGAATACGCGCTCAGCCCCCGCGACGTCGTTCAGATCCTTGAGGACGGCACCAACGTCGGCATGGAACGCGCGCTGCGGATCGTCCTCGGCAAGTTCGAGGGCGAAGATCAGACGATGGTGAAGGCGCGAGTGTCCTCGATCTTCGGTTACACCCTGACCGAGAAGGTGTGAACATGACCACGAATGCCGTCAAAAATATCACGCTCGATTCCGAACTTGCGCTGGTCAACGACCTCGCCAGCCTCGAACTCTACGGGCAGCTGCTCGCGCAAGCCTCCGACGAGACGATTCAGCGGGACCGACTCGTCGCGGCGATGAAAACGGTGTCGACCTTCAGCAACCTGCTGGGTCGAAAGATGCACCTCAAGGCGGCGAAGTTCGCGTACACAGACGGCACGGAGATCGGTGCGCCCGTCGACCACGACTACTTCTACGAATTTGTCGAGCACGAGATCTCGCACAACCTATTCAAGTCGAACTTCGAGGCGAAGAAGACCTTCTGCGACCAGTACGTCTTGCAGGTGTCGAAGGCCCTCGCCGCCTTCGGGTCCATCATGTCGAACGACGACCGGAACTACTTGGCGGGCATGGTGGGCACGATCCTCAACATCATTGAAGACCACCGCGTCAACAGCCTCTGGGCGATGCTCTACCCTGGCAGCTACAGGCGGCTCGAAGAGTTCAGCCGCTCCGTCGTCGAGAAGAAGAAGGCAACGGCGCACGGCGACATCGTCAGCTTCTTCCTCTGCGTGGCCTACAACGCGAAAATGCCTGCGGGCGTGTTCGACCGATTCGAGAGCGCGATGGTCGCGTCGCTCAAGAAGGTCGAGCGCAAAGGACCGGGCGCGACGTTCGTCGTCGGCAAGTGGTTGATGACCCAGATCGTCACCGAGATGATTCGGATCACGAAGGGTCTCCCTCCGCCGCCCAAGGCGGGCAAGTCGACGATGAAGACCGACCTCGACGACATGAGCGACAACCCCTGCGGAGACGCTGGTGACGACGCTGGTGACGACGCGCCTCCCCCCACTGGCAAGCAGGGGGACGATCCGGGGAAGCCCTCAGGTGGCGGCAAGGACCAGCAACCCGACGACACCGCGCAGTCCAGCTCGAAGCCGCAGCCGTCAGCCACCAAGGGCGACGGAAACGGGAGCGGCGCAAAGGGCGCGGATTGGGAGCCACCCAAGGTCGACACTGCTCCTGAGGAGCGGATCGACGCCTTCAAGAAGCTCCTCGACGCTGCCCGCACGATGGGGCAGTCGCAAAAGTCGCCGATGCAGGCAGCGCTGGCGCGAGTGAACAACGACAAGCCACCGGCGGTGAAGCGTCACGGCGAGGAGACGGAGGCGCGGAAGCTCGTCGCTGACGCCTACAGCACCGACGTCACGAACAAGGCTCTTTTCGACGCCTTCCTCGACAAGTCCGAGGGCGACATGACGAAGGTCTTGGACGCGATCCAAGACGCGCTCGAACAGGTGGCGGCTCCTTCGGAGCGGGCATGGAGCACGCGCAACGTGGGGGCCAAGGTCGTTTTTCGGGACATTTCCGCCAGCACCTACAACCCGCCTCCCCTCATCGACGAGGACCGGCGCACGGTGGCGCGCATGAAAGAGGTCTTTCATCGAGTGAAGAACCGGACGGCGAAGACGCTGGCCGAGGACGGTGTGGAGATCGACGTGCAAGCCCTCATCGCGCACAAGGTATCCGGCCAAGTCGGTCCGGTGTTCCGCACCGACGTCTCAGGGCGCGGGTTCAAGGTACTGGTCCTGACCGACCGATCCTCCTCGATGGAGGGGCCACCATCGGACGCGGTCGAGCGCGCAGCCCGCATCCTGCGAGGCTCGCTGAAGATACAGAACGTCGACTTGCACTCGTGGGGCTTCCATGGGTTCAATGGGAAGGTCTACCTCTCGCGGATCGCGCCCAACCTCGACGTCGCGGACAGCCACGAAATGCCTGCGACCGGAACGACGCCGATGGCGACAGCAATCCGAGTCGCGGTAAATTGGCTGAGCACCGGCTATGAGAAGAAGCACCTCATTCTGCTCACCGACGGGGAGCCAGATCACGATGACGTCCTCGATGGGAGCACAAGCCCCCACTTTGCGGTTCAGAGGGAGCTAAAGCGGGCCTCGAAGATGGGTATCGACGCGACTACTCTAGTGATCGGAGACGGTATAGACGACGCGAGCTGCCGCATGATGTTCGGGCATGACCGACACTGGAAGCGAGTCAGATCGGCTAAGAAATTTTCAGCGCTGACGAAAACGCTGGTGGATATGGTCTCCAGCTCCTTCGTACGCCACCTCAAGAGCGGATGAGTTCAGTGTCCTGAGGGGCGATCCGAAAAATGCAGTTGCAATACCCCTCCCGATGGGCGCAGAACGGTCTCGTCAGATCCCAAGCCTGCACATCCGAGGAAGCCTCATGCCTCAGCCCTCCTTGATTCTCCTCCCTCCTAGTGGCTACTCCGCGCAGGGAGTAGTTCCAAAGAAGATCAAGATAAGCCCCAGGGAGGCTCCTCAGCGCAAGGTTCGCCACTACACAAGGGATACGCCTCGGAAGACAATCATTCCCAGAGGGTTCGACATGGTCTCGACCATCAGGCACCGGATGGACCTGCCCACTCTGCTCGGCATCAAACTACTGGCCGTCTACGACACCCTTCGGAGTCTTATCTGGCGGAAGACTGAGAGCGGCAACCCTTTCCTGCGTGAGGCCATCACCGTCGGAGTTCTTGCCGCGAAAGGTTCAGAGCGCGAGATTGCGCGCCACTCCGGCGTGACCGCTACCAAAGTGAAAGAATGCCTGAAGCGGTTGCAGGCGATGGGCTGGATCACTCCCTATGTGCCGGGCGTAGACGCCAGCCGGTACGAGCTGCCAAATGGGGTGAGGGTGTGGGAGCTGGGCTCCCGTGCGAAGCAAGGGGGAAAGTGGCAGGAGCAGATGCACTCGTCGTCCGTCCAAGATGCTTGGTACGAAGCCATGGACCTCAAGTCTCTAGCGTATTGGGGTCTTGACTACCGCAAAACCTCCCCTGCTACACAGCTTGAAACCGCGACAGACGTTTTGATCGACATCAATGTGATCAAGCCCCCCAAAGCACCCAGACCCCGACAGAAGTCCGCTGCGGGGATACCGATGGCCCTCGATACCATGCTCGCATATGCGGAGTCCTTCGCGGGACTGCGGGTCGACCCCCGCGTATACGGACCCCAGGCTGACTACGAGAACTCTGATGCGTGGTTCTGCGCTCCACAGTGGTTTGAAGCTAGAATCGAAGAACTGGGCGAATCAGGGGAATCAGGGGAATCAGAAGAAATCACGGATCACATGTTCAGTGACGCTGCGGAGGAAGCAACCTCGCAAGCGGCGACGTCAAGGACCATATGGTCCGAAAATGAGCCGAAAAAGGCGCAAAAAACCCGAATTCCGCTTGAAAAAACATGCGTAGTATCAAGTAGTTGCGACGGCACTGTAGCACATGCATCTGGCCCAAATCAAAGCACCGAATGCCTTGATTCACAGCGTTTCGAGCCTCTTGAGATTCGCACAATAACTAGCGAAATCAAGAACTTAGCGCGGATCGAAACCGCCCCCATACACAACAACCATAGCAGTACTTTTCCTACGGAAAAGTCAATTCATACTTCGTATGAATTTCCTTTTCCTTCTGAAAAGTACTCTGGCCCCTCGCATCCGAAAAATGCCAAAGCGGAAGCGGTGCAGCCCAGAGCGGCTGCACGCATTCAGCCATCGCCAGTTTTCGGACGCTTTCGGGGCCGGAACGAGAATTTCAGAAATAACTCTCAAGCTACGATGGGAAGCCCATCGCAATCCCAGAGGGGTTTCTTGTCGACGCCTTATGACGAATTCCCCCAAACCCCCACCCCCAAACCCCTAGCGCCGCCGTCCCCCCTTTCCCCCAAATCGGAATCGGAAAACGAAAACTCCGCGATCTTGGTTACTGCCCATCAGACACCGCATCAGACCCCGCATCGGGCCGTGCCCCTGCTTCTTTCCCCGGAGAAACCGCGCGTGATGCCCCCAGAACGCCCAAGAGCCTCAAACCCCTCCCAGCCCCCAGCCCAACAGCGAATCGCCCCTGTGGAGGCATCTCGCGGGGCAGGAGAGGCACTTCCAGTGACGCCTCCGAACCTCACGGCGATTCTCGATGTGATCGAGCAGTCCAAGGCTCGCAGTCGTGCGGCCATCGAAGCGAGGTTTCAGAAGGCTCGGACCAAGGAGCGCAAGAAAGAGAACCTGACCAGCGACAAGGCGTACCGAAGCCAGAAGCCTGGGGCGCTACGGATTGAACAAGCTTGGCGCGAGGAGATGGCCATCGCATTTCCCGATCTGCCCCAGATTGCATGGTTCAAGCGCGAGCAGGGGAAGCTCCTCGCCCGCAAGGAGGGGAAGCTGATCGCTGACCTGATCGATGGCTACGCCGGTGACGAGGCTGCCGTCGAGAACCTTGTCAGAGGGTTCGTGGTGCATTGGGACACGTTCGGGCCGATGCTGACGAAGACCAAGGACGGCACTCCGACTATTGGCCTCCTCTACGCTTGCCACGCCTCGGTGATGGTAGAGCTGCGAAGGGTCGCGAAATCCCCTACCAAGGCAACTCACACTGAGTACGCGGACTGGCTGGCATCCGTAGGGAAGGACCCCTTCGCATCCCCACCCCCCGAAATGCTGGCGATGCACAAGGCATCAAGGGCCAAGAATCCAAAATGAATGAAACCTCGGCACCTCCCCAGCCTGCGCTGATGGTGTGTGACGATTGGGTCCTTCTGCGCATGAACGTCCCCGAGCGTCTGTGGGGCGCGAGCTACCAATTTATGACTAAGGATCTGAAGCGTCCGATACTCCGCTACGTCGGCAGTATTCGTCAGATGCTCCAACGAGGCGTCGGCTTCTGGTTGTTCGGCGGAGCCAGCACTGGGAAGACTTGTGCTGGCATCGTGCTGCTCAAAGCAGGATGGGAACGGGGCTACGTCGGTTACTACACCACCGTGAAGGAGCTACGGCAGTCCCTCAAGGAGAATGCAGACTTCGACTCCTCGGAGTCTGTCATGTCGCGTGTCCGTGCGGTCGACATCCTCGTGATCGATGACCTCGCGGAAGACGACTACAAAAACTTCACCTTTGGCATTAGCGACGTCGAGCACTTGCTGAAGTCCCGTTCGTCTCGTGGGAAGACCACCGTGCTTTCGACCCGACTCGGTCCCAGTGACCTCTCGGTCGACTACCCTTCCATACTTCGTTCCATGCGTGGAACCTTCCATGCGGTCTCCTGTGAGGGAACCGAGCGGCAAGACTCTGCGTCGGAACAACTCCGAAAAGACTTAGGGGGCTAAGTGGCTGACCTCGACCTGTCTCTCGCTGCTGCACTACTGGCAGGCGGAATGCCCAGCGTGCGCTTCCTTTCAGAGAACGGCTTTCGCGCCGAGCTGCTCGAAGGGGACGGCAGGATTGTCTACGACTTTACGTTCGACTTTCTCAAGACTTACAACACGTTTCCGTCGACGTCGATTGTCGAGCGTGAAACTGGTGTGCTCGTCCCCGCTCCGACTGACCCGCTCCCATATCTTGTCGACGCCGCCTACGACCGGAAACTCCACGGGCTCCTTCACGCTGGAGTGAAAGACCTCATCGGAATCCTCGACAAAGGAGAGCCTGCGAAAGGCCGAGCAGCGGTCGAAGACCTGCTGCGTACGATGCGGAAGCTCGACACTCGCTCCGCTCTCGTCGAGAGCATGCCCGCCCTCGGCGACAAGGTCATCGCCTACTACGAGAAGATCAAGCGCGGCGAGCGCGGCATCCAGACCCCGTGGCCGACTATTAACGACTCGACGCTGGGGCTCTGGCCGGAAGACTTGGTGCTGCTCGTCGCCCGCATGGGCATCGGCAAGTGTCTGGTTCGCACTTCGACGTGCATTGATCCTGTGACCGGGATGGAACACACTATCGAGGATATCTACTCGAACGACGGGGTACAGTTCACACCTTCGTGGAGCAAAGAAGACGGAATACATCCGCGCAAGCTCGTGGCCAAGATCAACACAGGTCGCAAGCCGTGCAGACGAATCACGTTTTCGTCGGGGCGGACGCTAGATGCAGGGCTTGAGCACCCCTTGTTGACGGTGGAAGGTTGGAACCGAATCGAGAACATGCGCGTGGGGATGACCGCTGCGCTCGCGTCGCGCATGCCCTTCCCCTCACAGCCTGTTCACCTCCCGCCGGAGGAGGTTTTCATTCTCTCCCTGCTGTTGGCTGAGGGTTCTTACACCGGCCACCACACAGGGTTCACGTCGTCAGACGACACCATCGTCCACAGGGCGAAAGAGGCGGCGACGCTCTACGACACGCATCTGAAGTTTCAGGGCAAGTACGCCTACGACTTCATCCGAAACAATCCGTCAGGATCGAATGGAGTGCTCGCGCTGCTACGCAAGCACGGGATCGAGAACACTCTCGCGAAACACAAGAGCATCCCTTCCGCGATATACCAGCTCTCGGCACCGCAGCTCTCTGACTTCTTGTCGACCTTCTGGATGAGCGACGGCTACGTCGACGGCACCGGCCCTTGTATGGTGCTGGCGTCAGAACGTATGCTCCGACAGATACAGCACCTGCTGCTTCGCTTCGGCATCCAGTCTTCAATTGATCCGAAACCAAGCAAGCTGAACGGCAAGGTGTTCGATGCTTGGAGGCTCCGTGTGTACGCCCAAGATTGGGAGACGTTTCAAGGTGCCATCCCGCTGTGGTCCGAGAAGGCTAAACGTCTGCAAGAGCTGACCGCGAAGGGTCGCAATCCCAACATCGGATTTCCTCGCGTCTCTGACGCATTCGTGCAGGAGATGCGCGCAGTGGTCGCGTCGAACCCGAAGCAGCTTTGTCGGGTCGGCGACCTCTTGGGTCGCAGCAGTCCGTTCCAATTCAAAAATATCTTCGGGCAAAGCGGTACCGGCTCCCTGATCACGCGGCCCTTTCAGGCTTTCTGCGAAGTTCATGGAGTTGCCGACAAGTACCGCTGGATATGGGACTCCAACATTTTCTGGGACGTCATCGAACGAATCGACGACATCGGCGAGCAAGACACCTACGACTTCACCGTAGACACGACCGAGTGCTTCGTGGCGGACGACGTCATCGTTCACAACAGCTGGACGGCGATCCTCCTCGCTGGCACCGCGTGGGAGCAAGGCAAGAAGGTTCTGGTGGCGACGACCGAGATGTCGAAGGAGACAATGGTCCAGCGCTACCTCGCCACGAAGTTCCGCCTACCCTACGGCGACTTCCGCAAAGGCAAGCTCGACTCGTTCACCGAGAAGCGGTTCCGCGACGGCGTCGCCTCGATTGCCAACAGTCCGAACCTGAACATCGTTGGCGGAGACTTCGACTTCAGCATGGACACGTTCGCAGGCATCTGCATGGACGAGAAACCCGACCTCGTCATCGTCGACGGTGCGTACCTGCTCAAGGTTCCTGGCATCACGCGCACTGAACGCGCGGCCAACGTCTTCGACGAGCTGAAGCGCATCGCGAAACGAAGCAAGGCTGCTGTCGTTGCGACGATGCAGTTCAACCGTGAGGTGAAGGTCAACCAAGCCAAGACGGTGCAGGCGGACAGCATCGCAATGACCGACGTCGCAGGGTGGAACGCCGATCTCATCTTCGGGCTCATCCAGACCGAGGAGATGAAAAAGAACCGCCGCATGACTTTCAAGCCTCTCAAGGTGCGAGAAGGCGAGAGCGAAGAGATCGAGTGCAATTGGGACTTCGAGCGGATGGACTTTTCCGAGATACCGAAGGCAAACTTCGGCAACAACCCCGCCTTCTCCCCGTCAGGTGTTCCGAGTGGCCCCGACGCGGCTGCCGACGATTTCATCGGCGATTTGTTCTAGGAGGTCACTGTGGCTGACGACGGCTTTGAGGTTCCGAACTACCCCATCATCTTTCGGCACATGGTGCTTGCCATCTTCCTGAACGCGGACTTGCCTCGGGCGCGTCCAGCGAACAGCCGGAACAAGATTCCGGTGAAGTCGTCGCCGAACAAAGACAACTTCGACCCCACCAAGTTCAACGCAGCAATGGACATCGCCCTCGCCCAGCTCAAGAAGTACCGTATGGTCCCTGAGTCGAGCAGCCGAGAAGCCATCACGCTCACATCTTACGGGAGGGAGGCGGACTCGAAGCACCGCCGAGAGCAGGGCGGAGCCACGAAAACTAAACGATTCGACAAGTTCTACGTTCAGCTGCTCGTCGAAGAGCGGAAGCACGTCAACAAGTCGATCATCGCCGTCACCTGATCGGTGTTACTGAGGCTCCATGCAATCGGAGGACATCACGGACCTGCTGGACAAAATCGGGTGCAACCGCATTCGGCAGAATATGTCCGGCTGGGTGAACGCTTCCTGTCCGTTCGCCCCCTTCACGAAGCTGCACAAGACGCGAGAGGACAAAAGCTCGTCCTTCGGCATCCGCATCGACGACGGTCCCAGCCACTACCGCTGCTTCACCTGCAATGCGAAAGGGTCCGTCACTGAACTGCTGACAAGGCTGCGAGCCTTGATGGTGGCGGGAGGCCACGACACCGCCGCGTTCTCCGACATCTTCCAGTGGGTGCTGGCGAAGGATCGAGACTCGCTGTCCTCGACCGACCTGCTGAAAGCCGCTTTGGAGCGGGCAGAGAAGCGCCCAACGGGTCCGATGGAAGTGGGAGGCATCCGGCTCTCCGCGAAGACCGCACAGGCGGCGCTTGGCTACGCCTACGACGTGCCGGAGACTGTGCTGGCCGAGTCGGACCTGTCTGATTTTTCTGAGCTAGACGGGGATTCGTTCGACTACCTCAAGTCACGCGGGCTCGACGAGAAGTCGATTGCAGATTGGGAGTTCCGCTGGCATCGGATGGCCCGGCGAATCGCCATCCCCATCCGCGACTGCAAAAAAAGACTCGTGGGCATATCGGGTCGTTCACTTGAAGGGGAGAGCAAACGAAAGTTTTTGCATTCCCTCGGGTTCCAGCGCGACCGCTATCTCTACGGGGAGGTCCGTCTGAAGGAGGGCGGCGAGGGGACAGGCGTGGTCGTCGAGGGCTTCTTCGACGCGATTCACCTCTGGCAGCACGGCTACCAAGGCGTCGCCATCATGGGAACGCACGTCAGCCGCATTCAGATTGAGAAGCTCGTTCGCTTCTTCAAGAACCTTGTGATCCTCCCCGACGGTGACGCCCCTGGACTGGAGGCTGCAGACCGTATGAAGGACGTCCTGCTCACGCGCATCCCCACGCGCATCGCGAAGATTCCGATGAACCGCGACCCGGACGAACTGTCTGCTCTGGAGTTGGCCGAGACCCTTGGATCACCAAACTCGGTTGGAATTCACTGAGACCCTGTTACTGCTCCGATGCTCGGGTGTCCCGACGAGCACTCAACCAAGGGACATAGGCAAGTGCTTCCCAGACGGAAGCCGAAGGAAAAAATGACAGGAAAAAGCTGGTACACGACCGGATTCTCCAAGGACTCCGGCAATGGCAAGAGCGATATGTTCTCGTGGGATCCGGATAGGGTCTGGATGCCCGCAAAGGATTCGCGTGACTTCGTTTTCGTCGACGACGCGCCTTTTACGTTTGAGGAGCACGGGCTGAAGCTGAATGGTAGCTGGAAGAACTGGATCACCTGCCTCGCGCCGGTGATCGAAGACGGCGAGCCATGTTGCTGTCAGATTGCAGGGAAGGACACTCGCTACCGCGTCTCGATGCTGACCATCGTCGACACGTCGAAGTGGACCGACAAAAAAGGGCAGGTTCGGCAGTACGAAATCAAAGTGCTTCCCGCGAAGTACAAGACTGCCCAGAAGCTCGATAGGAAGATGGTCGACCTTGCCAAAGAGGGGAAGTCGATCATCGGGCGGCTCTATAAGGTCACGCGAGAGACTGACAAGAGTCCTGCCGTCGGCGACGACTACGAGTTCTCCCGCGAAGTGGACATGGTGAAGCTGTTCGACCTTGTGAACTACAAGGGGAAGAAACTGTCTGACCTCTACACGGCGGCAGACGAGAGTGCAGTGAACTACGCGAAGCTGGCGAGGATATTTGCCATCAGCAAGGGCGCTGACGGCAAGATTGTACGGAAGGTCGTTCCCTTCCGTTATGACGCCATCTACCAACCGAAGACCCCAAAAGAGGTCAAGGACATGCTCGGAGGCTTCGACGCATCCGAGAACGGCCACGACAGCCGAGGCAACGGGAGCAGCAAAGAAAGCCACTCGACTGCCGCTGTTGACGACGAAATTCCCTTTTAGAATGGAATTTGTCGCCGAGCGTAAAGCGGTTATGTTTGAAGAATGACGCTCGAAAAAATCTGCTTCAAGTGCCATGTCCTCAAACCGATTGACGCTTACTACACGCACCCCCGGATGGCCGATGGCCATCTGGGGAAGTGCAAGGAGTGTACGAAACGAGATGCTCGCGCCCGTTTTGAGGAGGAGCGCCCGTACATTGCTCGATACGAGCGTGAGCGCGCCCAGACTCCTGAACGCAAACTGAAAATGGCTGAGTACCAACGACGGCGACGTGAACGCGACCCTGAAAAGTACAAGGCACGGACGGCCCTCGGAAACGCTCTGCGCGACGGTCGAGTCATCCGAGGTCCATGTGGGGTCTGCGGGACGACGTTGCGGGTGCAAGGACACCACCACGACTACTCCAAGGCGCTCGACGTCCGCTGGCTCTGTTTCAAGCATCATCGAGAGGACGAGCATGGTCAGATCACCAACCCGTAGAGACTCATGCGAGTGATTGCTGTCCGTCTCCATCGCGGCCTGAACAAGATGGACGTGCTCGTTGAGTTTTCCGGTGGGCACCTCCGCATCCCCATCTCGTGGATGACCCGCCTTCCCACCGACCTGCCTCCGGCGGACTGGTACGCGTCCGTCCGTCGCGAGGTCGAGTTACACCGTGAGCGGACCTCAGCGTCGCAAGCCTCTGTGCGAGCACTGAACAACTTTATGGCGGGTCGACTGAAATGAAGATTGTCGTGGACGCCTACGCATGGCTCCCTGTGTCCGAGCTGACTCACATGCAGCGAAGCGCGCTCAAGGCAACCCTCACCGTCACGCCCCGAGCCTTCCCTGGGTTCCCGGGCCCTCCTCCGTCGCCGATCCATCTCTACGCCGAGAAGCCCGACTTCCTCGGTGTACCTCGGTCGTTCTTCATGACGCACAAGAAGGACCATCACGAGATTATCGACATGACGACGTCGGGGCGTGCGGACCTGTGGGATGGACCATTCACTTTTACAGGTGATCTGCGACCCTCACAACAAGCTGCAATCGACAAGCTCAAAACCACCTTCAAACTACCATTCAACGGTGGTATTATAAAAGCGGCCCCTGGGTGGGGTAAAACGATATGTTCATGTGCCGCTATGGCACTACTAAATGTACCAACGTTGGTTGTGGTTCATAAAGAGTTTTTGCTCAATCAATGGCGTGACCGCATCACACAGTTCCTCCCGGGCGCGAAGGTCGGCATCGTCCAGCAGGAACGATGTGAGTTTCGAGGCTACTCCGTTGCTATCGCAATGGTACACAGCTTGGTTGGCGACCGTGACTACGGTACAGACTTTTGGGAGTGGCCCGGACTGGTTGTTGTAGACGAGTGTTTCCCTGCCGGAACAAAGATTGCGTTGGCAGATGGGGCCTCAAAACCGATTGATCAGGTTGTCGTGGGGGACTCCGTCCTCAGTGCTTATGGCGAAGACACCGTGACGGATGTGATGCGTCGAGATATTCCGGTGGCGCGTATGCGCTTGGTTCGTTTCTCAGACGGTTCGGAGCAAGTCTGCACGCAAGACCATCCTTTCCTGTGCGTGGATCACGGCTGGACCCCTGCTCAAGACCTGATGGGCAAACTGGTGTTGACTGCGGCGGGTTGCTTCGATACCATGTCTTCACATGGCACCAAAGTACAAGACTCCTCTGACGTGCGAGATATGCCTCAAACCGTCCTCAGTCCGAACAGGGCGTCGATATTGCTCTCAAGCCTGTACGGGGGAGTCCAAGCGGCGGTTGGGTCCTTATCCTCTGTGCGAGTGGTGTGGGAAGGCTCCGGTGAAGCGAGCCAGATCTCTTTTTTGCGGAGCTGTTTGTCGAGTGAATGCCGCAACGGTCCAAGCTCAACTGCGGGGTCCGGAGATGTCTCTTCGGGTTCAGGAGTGGCACAGGCTGAACCCGAACATCGCTTTGGAGGCTTCGGAGCGAATGCGTGCGCGCAACCCTATGCACTCGGAGACAACCCGGAAGAAGGTGTCCATAACGCTCCGTGCTCTGGGACATCGACCTCCAGTCCAAGGGGGGAACGGTCGCGGGCTGACCGTCCCGCAGCAGATTTTGCGGGAACGCTTAGGATCCGCGTGGGTGACCGAGTTTGTAATTCCAACACACCAGCCTCGGAACAACCCTGCTCGGCTCCCGGGTCACTACAAGATCGACCTGGCTCAGCCGAATCACCTCCTTGCGGTGGAGCTGGACGGCACGAGTCACGGATCGATGCTGGGGCAGGAACGGGATCGCAAGAAAGACAACTGGCTGCACTCTTGCGGGTGGACCGTGTTTCGATTCCCGAACAAGCGGATCTTGACCGACTTGGAATCAGTGTGCGCTCAGATACAGGGGAAGTTGCAGTCTTCAACCTCTCCGTGAAGAAGCACCCCTCCTACATTCTGCACGCTTCAAAAGCTGTGGTGCATAATTGTCATCGGCTGGGTGCAGAATCGTGGGGTAAAGCAGCTACTAAGTTCAATGCTAGATGGCGGTTGGGTGTCAGTGCAACACCACGTCGCAAAGATGGTGCGGAGCCTGTGTTCTTCCACCAGATCGGCCCGGTGATCTACCAGTCCGAAGAACAGCGTCTGAAGCCAAAGGTGCGCCGCGTGTGGACGGACTTCAAGCTCGTTCAGACCCCGACGCTCAACCCAGAAATCATCTCGAAGAACGTCCTCCTCAAGTTCATGTGCGGCAACACCGCCCGCAACAAGCTGATCGTCGAGCAGATTGTGCTCGCTGTCGTCGCAGGGCGAAAGCCCATCGTCCTCTCTGAACGCCTCAACCATCTTGACCTGATGGAGGCTCTCTTCAAGCAGCAGTGGAAGACAGGGCAAACAGTTCCGGTCCCGTCGACGGGCTTCTACGTCGGCGGCATGAAGGAGGAGGAGCTAGAGGCCGCAGCGGAAGCGCAGGTGATATTCGCGACTCGCCAGTTTGCCGAAGAGGGCCTCGACATCCCTGCTCTGGACACCATCTTCCTGACGGTGCCTTTCTCGGACGTAGACCAAGCCGTCGGGCGCATTCTGCGACCGTTTGACGGCAAGAAAGACCCTGTGGTGGTGGACATCATCGACCCGAAAGTCAGCCTATGTGTCAAGTCGGCGACCTACCGAGATCGGTTCTACAAAACGAAAGGGTGGGAGTGAGCGGCTGGAAGTCCTGTTACGTCGGTGGAAGCGCAACGATCACCCGGAGTCCCATATGGTCCCAGCCCCTTCCCCCCTCGCTGTTCCCGCTGCCATCGATAGCGCAGTGGACGCCGCCGTCGCCGACATCATCGCCGCCATCGCAGCCGTCAACGCGCAGGTGGCTGCCGCCGAAGCGGATCTGCAAAAAGCTCCCCCGGCTCCCCCTCCTCCGGAGGAACCCGTCGCGCAGCTCCCCCTCATCCCCTTCACCGTCAAGGGTGTCCTCGTGACCACTGAGACGCACCTCTTCGAGAACGGCGTCCCCCTACTGACGCCGACAGGGCGTGCGCGGCTCAAGCCGGAAGCGCGCAAGGCCAAAAAGACATCGCAGAAAGCCGCGCCTGCCGCGCCTGCCAAGGACATCGCCACCGTAGCGGAAGCATCTCAGCAGGTGTCGATTCAGCCGGTTGTCGTTGGGACGCAGGCTCCTCCGGTCATCAAGGAGACCGTGAAGTCGATGACGGCTACGGTGACCACGGTCTACGGGAATATCGGTCTCCCCGCGTCCAAGGACGAGGAGATCGCCGTCCGCACCTTCGTCACCAACCCCGCGATGGTCGAGATCGGCTACGGCTTGACGCTCAACATCGGGAACTACGAGAGCGCTCGCATCGACGTCCGCGTCTCGCTGCCCTGCTACGTCGAGGAGACCGACCAAGCCTTCGCCTTCGCGAAGAAGTGGACCGAAGAGCGCATCCAGACCGAGGTCAAGGAGATCCGCAAGATCGCCTCTGGCACCAAAACCCACACACCGTTCTGAACAGAGGCATACATGGCATCGAAGAAGAAAAAGCCCGACGACGAAGTACCCGCTCCTGCGGACGCAACTTCTACGGCTGTCGACGAGGCTGTGCCCGAAACGACTGCGGACGTGATCTCAACTCGTATCAAGTCCGGCTACGACTCCAAGTCGCAGATGGGCGCGCTGCTCTCCTCAGACATCATTGCGGCGACCCTGAAAACTTACGGGAAGAAAAGTCTCATCCAAGGCTCCGAGATCAAGGCACGCAAGGTCCGCCGCATCCCGACAGGCATCTTCCCTCTTGACTACGCGCTAGAGGGTGGGTGGGCGCAAGGCGGTGTCCACACCCTGATAGGTCACAAAAGTAGCTGCAAGACCACCGTCCTCTACAAGACTATCGGCGAGGCGCAGAAAATGTGCGCTGAGTGCTGGCAGTACATGGACCGCTGCATCTGCAAGCGCCCACGAGAGGCGGTCACCGCGTACATCGACGTCGAAGGCGCGCTCGACTCCGCATGGGCAAGTCGCTTCTGTGACCTCGACAAAGTCGTAATCTCCGTCCCTGAGTACGCAGAGCAGACGCTGTCGATCGGCGAGGCGCTGCTGCGCTCTGGCAAGGTCGACATGCTGATGATCGACTCCATCGCATTCCTCACCCCTGCCAAGGAGATTGAGGAAGCCATCGAGAAAGACCTGATGGGCCAGCAGGCGCGTGTGCTCGGCAAGGGCGTGCGGAAGTTCACCGCCGCGCTCAACGCCGTGATGACCGACACCGGCAAGAGACCGACGGTCTTCTTCACCAACCAGATACGGATGAAGATCGGCGTTATGTTTGGTTGCTTCCACTATGACACGCGGGTGACTTTGGCAGACGGGGGTTCTGAGAAAATCGGGAAGATCGTGAATCAGAAACTTCCAGTTGAAGTGCTATCGGTTGATCCGGCAACGGGTGTATGTGCTCCTGCACGGGTGACTGGTTGGCACAACAATGGCCCCGCAGATTATTTTTTGCAGTTTGTTGTGGATGGTGTGGGCGGCAACGGACGCGCTTCCTTTGGGGTCACGCCGAACCACCACGTTTTTGTACCTGCCGGTACGGGCTGGGTAGAGCGCGAAGCAGGCACACTGTCTCCCGGAGACCTTGTCGGTCACAAGGCTTTGATCCAGTTCAGCCATGTGCAGCGACAGATTGCCTTGGGATCCATCCTTGGGGATGGATCCCTTCGCAGAGCAGGGCGACACTATTCCCAACTACGGTTTGGTCAAGGAAAGGACCAACTAGATTATGCTCGCTGGAAAAGATCTTTGATGGGGGATTGTGTGTCTTGGGAAGGACCAGTCGGAAACAACGGTTGGGGTTTTGACTGCCGACCTTCTGCGGACATGACCGCTGTTCTTCATGAGGCGTACTCTACCGACTCAGAATCGGGGAGGATTTTATCTAAAACAGTGCTGAACGAGCTTACTTTGTTTGGGTTAGCGGTGTGGTACATGGATGATGGTTGCTTTTCAGGTTCATACGAGCGCTGGGGGCACGGGAAAGTTGAAATCAGCGTGAAGTCGTACTCGAATGACGAGATAGCACTGCTTGCGGATTGTTTGGAACATCTGGGTGTTGGTCGGCCAACTATCACGACACAGAAATGTCTTTTGTGGTCAGGGGAACGCACGCAACATCTCCACAGACAGATCGCTAAATATATCCCTCCGTGCATGGAGCACAAACTACACCCCCGACTGCGAGGACAATTCTGCGAGCCCGAAAGCGCTCACCAAGACGACCGCTTTGTGTTGGTTCCTGTGACCGTGCAAGCGATTTACGAGAAACCTCAGTCCGGCCACCAAGATCGCTACGATCTAACTGTGGACGGGCACCATACTTACCTTGTGGATGGTGTGGCGGTTCACAACTCGCCCGAAACGGCACCCGGCGGGCTGGCCCCCGGCTTTATGTCGTGGACCGAAATGAAAATGAAGACCGGCAAGTTCAAGATGGACGACCTCGGTGAGCGCCCGCTGTACGCTGACTTTGGTTTCTCGCTCGACAAATCCAAGTCAAGCACGGCGAAAGTCGGTTACGACTACCGCATGATGTTGTCGGACGCAGAGAGCAAGTCTCTGGGCGACTTCTACGACGAGGACTTCATACTCGATCACGCAGAGCGTAGCGGGCTCGTTACTGGTGGAGGAACGTCATGGAAGATTCTCGGGGAGACCTTCGGCAAGAAGTCGGATATCGAAAAACGGCTGGTGGCGGACCCGATCTTCAAGCGGATGTTGACGGACATTCTGCTGAAGTCGGTCCAACAGGGAGCCTGACAGACGATCAGGGCGATGACTCTGACGACGACGGAGGCATGGCGGCGGTTCTCCGCACCATGCTCGCCCCCCAAGTCGTGCTCGATCAGGAGGCCACCGACGCCGTCAAGGCGGCGATGAAGACGGACGACAACGACGTTGCACCGATCCCCGACGTCGACGAGTGCCCCAATTGCAGCATGTCGTTTGTGTCTGTCGAGCAAGGCGTGGGGCTGACCTTCCCATTCAAGGTCATCTGCACCTGCCGGACCTGTTCCCACGTCTGGGAACGCAGCGATGAGTGAGGATCCGCCTCCCGAAAAACGCGCACTCCCGAAGTGGCTGGACCCGAACTACGACCGCTTCAAGAGGTCGCAGAAGCACGAGACCCGCCTTGCGGACAAGTTTGGCGGGAAGCGCCTGCCGCAATCTGGAGCCAAGCGGCTCTCGAAGCACGCCATCCGCGCTCAGACAGGCGACGAGAAGCCGGAAACCATCACTCTACGAGGCGACCTCACGATTGGGGACTTCTGGATCGAGCACAAGCGCACCGAGACGGCGACCATGTCCATCAAGCGCGAGTGGTGGCTTCAGGTCGTCGACGGGGCTCGCGCCGCAGGCCAAGACCCCGCACTGTTCATCACCTTCGAGAAGCACCACAGCCCGTCGTCGAAGCCGGTCGATCTCGTCGTCCTCCCGCTTGAGGTATTCGAGCGGATGCGAAAACTCGCCTCCGGCGACTGAGCAGGCTTCAGGGAAAGGTCGACTGCGCCTGTTACTCCAGCAGACATGAGTCTTGCCAACGTACTGCGCGGTGAAACCGGACACGGTTCTCTCCTCCGCATCATCTCTGAAAAGTTCGTTCGCGACGAGCCAAAGGCACCGCTCGACCCTGTCGCCAGCTATCTGCGGGCGTCGGGGATTCCGTCGCTCTGCGCTCGCGAGGAGGTGCTCTGCACGGTCAACAAGATCGTCCGCAGAGACAAGGTCGACGTCGGCCTCAACCTCACGTTCCTGCACGGCACCTCGCTTCATTGGGGCGTTCAGAACGAGCTGCTCGGTCCCGCAGGCGTCCTCTACGGGACGTGGAAGTGCCTCAGCTGCCTGAAGCTCTACGGGGAGCACATCGCTGGTGCGCGTCCGGAGGATTGGTCCCAGCCTCAACCGAAAATCTGCCTCCAGTGCGAGGGCACTTCTTTCCTCTTCGTCGAGCACAAGTTCGTGGACCATGCACTCCGGCTTACAGGGCACAGCGATGGCTTCCTCGTCCTCCCAGGCTTGTCAGGCATGGGCATTCTCGAAGTCAAAAGCATCGGCGAGCGTGGGGGGCGAGAGATCAAGCAAGCGCCGCAGATCGCGCACATCGTGCAGACCCACATCTACATGATGTTCACCGGCTTCAAGTGGGGGAAGATACTCTACTGGCAGAAGGCCGAGAGCGGACTGAACTGCCTCGTCGAACACCACATCGACCGCGACGAGGACACCATCGACCTTGTTCGCAACCTCATTAGGTCCGTATGGTCCGGCATGGAATCCAAGACGCTGCCAAGCCGAATTTGTGCGTCGAGTGCCTGCGCTCGCGCCAAGTCTTGCGCGGTCACCAAAGAATGCTTTGAGGGAACCTGAGATGCGCGCCGATCCTCTTTCATCCCTGAGTCTCCTTAACCCTCTGCCCCAGAAGCTGTGGGGCGCGTGCTGCGCCAAGTGCGACAAGCCACAAGCCCGCTGGGGGATTACTCTGGATAGACAAACTCCCGTGTTCATCTGCGGTGCGTGTGTGCTCTACGAGAGCACTTGGGGGAAGTCGCAGAGCCCCCTCATACCGATGACGATTGCTTCAATTGAACGCAACTCCAACCGTCGTTTCGCCTTTATCGAAGGGCGGCTGTCCGTCAAAGACGCAGACGACGTCCTTGGGGTGGTTATCCTCACAGAGCGGACCGCTGCTCGCATCCCACAGAGTCGCCAATGAACGATTACCCCCTTGCACCGCTAGGGTCGTTCGTACCCTTGTACGTCCTTGGGATCGACCCCGGCTTCGCCTCCATCGGGCTTGCCGTCGTCGCAATCGGGCCGAACCCCCAAGACGATCGCCCTGTGAAGCTTGCGCTGCTTCGCACTCAGAAATCGTCCGCGAAGCGGCAGGTCAGGGCATCGGATGACAACCTTGAACGCGCCAAGGAAATCGCTGTGTGGCTCCAAGCGATGGTGGTCCGCTACGACATAAAACTCATCTGCGCGGAGACCATGTCCTTCCCCCGAAGCGCGTCGGTGGCGGCAAAGATGGCTATGTGCTGGGGTGTGATTGCTGCTATTTCAACTCGCGGAAAAATCCCCGTGACTCAGGCGTCGCCTCAAGAAATTAAAAAGATGCTGTGCCAGAACAAGTCGGCATCAAAAGAGGACGTGCAAGCGTCGCTCAACCTTCTTTTCCGGTCCGACCTTGTGGGACCGAAGTCACTTGTGGCGGTTGAGCGTATCCCTAGAAGTCAGATCGAACATCCATACGATGCCTTAGCAGCGGTGGTAGCCTGCCGTGAGAGCGAGGTGGTCTTGCTTCTGCGAAGGATGCTTGAATGCGTGGACTCAACCGGATCATCTTTGCGGGGCACGTCGCCGATCGCATAAACTACGGGCAGACCACTCGCGGGGCTAATGTCTGTACGTTCGTTCTTGCGTCTGAGCGTGCCCTGAGCAGGGGAACTATGACCACCTGTGTCAAAATCAACGTCTACATCGAGGCGTTGGTCGAGGCGTGTCAAGGAAAACTAGAGAAAGGCAGTTACGTCGTTGTTGAGGGCGAACTAATGAACCGAGACTCTCCCACCGGACGTGTAACTGAGGTACGAGCGTGGGAGCTATCTTTCTTCGGACCGCCTCAACCCATCAGTGGAGGAACCTTTGACGAACCTGCTTGCAACTCTGCCCGCGACCCAGAACCTTCCCGATGAAGAACGCAAGAACTACCGCGTAGATGTGGACGTGGGGTCCAAGTCATGGGCGGGGCGTATCCGGCACCGCGCTAGAGTCCTCGCGGAGCAGGTCGAGACCGGCTACCTCGAACTCGGGGAGATCCTCTATCGCATCTACGACGCGCCCGTGGACGGCGACCCGAAAAACGGCTCTGTGCTGGCGAAGTGGGGCTACAGCAACATCGGGGAATTCGCAGAGAAGGAGCTGTCCCTTCACTACAAAAAGGCGCAGCGGCTGGTCCGCATTTTCTACCGCGTAGAGGTTGAACTGAACGGCCTCGGTCAGAACCCTGAGCTGAAGAGGCGCTTCATTCGTCTGGGGTGGTCCAAGGCCCGCGAGTTGGTCCGCGTCCTCACAACTGAGAACATGGTGGCTTGGATCGACCGAGCCGAGACGGTTAATTACACGACGCTGGTTGAAGTCATCAAGCGCGCAGTAGCGATAGACCAAGCCCGACAAATTCAGTCGGACCTTGCACGCCAACCCGACCCGATTGAGTTATCCAACGCGGTTCCTGCTGGTCTGCTCCCCGTCGAGACCTTGCACGAAGACCACGGCACAAGCCTTCAGGACAGTGCAAGCCCCTCGGCAGTGCGTCCCAGCACGCGCCCAGTCGGTGACTACGCAGACACTACCAGTGAAACCTTTGTGGACCGGAAGTGGGTCAGCAAGGTGTTCCAGCTGGAATCAGGGCAGGCCGAAACCGTGAACCTCGCACTCAAGCGTGCTCAGGAACTGATTGGTCAACACTCCAAAGCCCCTTCCACGCTCATCTCGCTCATTTGCCTTGAGTTCTTGTCTGGGGCGGATTGGAGCGGCACTTCCGTCGAACAGCGTCTTCGCTTCCTTGCCAAGATCGAGAAGTCGATTGGGCTTCGACTGGTGGTGGTCGACGATGATGACGAGGTGGTGTACGGGCTGGGGGCACTCGCCGCCGCCGCTAAAGCAGCCCGAGTTCCCGCGACTGAAATTGTTGTATCCGAGAACAAGGCGGCAGAATGAACAATCCTTGGCCCATCACAGCCGACCTTCTCGCAGGGGAACTCAACCTGCTGCAATCCATCGTGGAGCGCTGGCGTGACCGATTCACGGACGAGAAGTGGCTACAGGATCTGGACGCCGAGCCAGAAGCGGAGCGCGACCAACTTTTCCATCAGTTTACCAACGAGATGAAGGTGGTCGCGTCTAAGAGCGCCACCCTCGTCGAAGTCATCCAGTAGGACGCTCTGTGAATTCACCAGACACCAAGCCAGGTCGCATCGATCTCCGGCACATCCCGATTGACCTCATCCACCCCAACGCATGGAATCCCCAGGCGCAGGACGAGATCACCTTCCAGCGGCTCGTCGATGAGATTCGCGACGTGGGGTTCATTGACCCGCTCGAAGTGGTCCCGATGGACGACGGCACCTACCGCATCATCGGCGGGGAGCACCGCTGGCAGGCTGCCAAGATCGTCGGTTTGGATGAGCTGCCCTGCGCAGTCCTCTCAGATGCCAAGTGGCAAGACGAAGATCTGTGCTTCCCTGCCGGAACTCGTATTGAGACCCCTCAAGGTGGAGTCTCGATCGAGGTGGTGGAACCCGGTACTGAAGTTTTTGCAGCGGACGGAACGGTGACGAGGTCAGTCGGCCTCATCGCACGAGAGTATGAAGGCGAGATGGTGGCGATCTACGCTGAGGGGCAAATCCAGCCTCTGGTTGCGACGTCCGACCACCCTGTGTTTGTTCGACGCGGAGGCGAGATCATCATTGTCCGTGCCACCGACATTCAAGATTCTGATGCCTTGGTGGCTCCAACACTCCCGTGTCTTCTCGACGGATCTCTCCAAGGGAACCTGTCTGAAAAGGCACCATACGCATCGCCTTCAGTCCGTAGTCATGCGCTTGATGATGCCCAAGGAGACTGTAGTGTCCGAGGGTGCGCCAACTCTGACGTGTATGCTCACGGCATCTGTCGTCGCTGTTACGGGCGGTGGTACTATCGGTCCAAGATATCAAAGAGGGAGAACTTCCCCGACATTGCAAGTGGGACGCTGCTCTACAACGGCGTCGCCAGGGAGGTCTGCTCAATCGAGAGTTGCGCGAATCTTGTGCATGGAGACAAACTGTGCGGTAAGCACTATGGGGCTCGTCGACGACTCGGCTCCGAGTGGGAGCGACTCCATCGCGAAAGATTTCCCGGAGTTCCGGACACAGAGATCACACCCGATGTCGCGTGGGCGATTGGCTTCATGGTCGCCGAGGCACACGCCGGAGAGGCCGACGTGTCTGTTGTTCAGGTGGGAGCACGTCACCGTCTAGAACGTCTTCAACGCTTCTGGGAACGACAAGGCGCACGAACCACGATCTACGATCGAGAGTCCCACTCCGAATTCGTCGCTTTCGGCATCGCAGCCAGCGAGTGGTTGTCATCGACAATTGGGCACAGGTGTGCAGAGAAACGCTTTCCCCTCCAGATTCTTTTTCACAAAAATATGGAGATTCGTAAGCAAGCCCTCCGAGGATACTGCGAGGGGGACGGCCACAACATTCCGAAAGACACAACCAAGGAAAACTTCCACGAATCTTGGTGTGCCGCCACAACGTCAGAAGAGTTGGCAAACCAGCTGGGGTGGCTCCTCTACTCGTTGGGATACAGCTACGGTGTGGGTCATAAATCGCCGGAAGGAAACCGAAACCGCGTCTGGTCGTTGAGCTGGACTGCGTCGATTCCGGAACAGCGAGGTCCAGCAACGCAGCGCGCCAGCGGACATACTTGGTGGAAGCGTGTGAAGCACGTCGAGCGGTGGAATGATCATCTGACCGTTTACAATCTTCAGACGGAACCAGCAGGGACTTTCGTTGCGAACGGTGTTGCGGTCCACAACTGCAAGTTCGTCACCGTTCGATTGAACGTGTTGAAGGGGAAAATGGACCCCGAAAAGTTCGCCAAGCTCTACGGGGAGATGGCGGAGAAGTACGGCGCCGAGGCTCTCCAGCAGCTGATGGGCTACGCCGACACGAAGGGTTTCCAGAAGATCGTCGGCGACGTGAAGCGCGGGCTGAAGAAGTCGCTGCCCAAGGAGCTGCAGGACGAGTTCGATGAGAAGGCGAAGGAGGCCAAGACGATCGAAGACCTCTCCAACATCCTCCAGCACCTGTTCGCCAAGCACGGGGACACGGTCAATCTGTCGTTCATGGTATTCTCGTTCGGGAAGCAAGAGCACGTCTATTGTCAGATGAATCGCAATACCAAGAAGGCGCTCGACAAGGTGCTGGCCTATTGCAAGCACACCAATGAGGACATCAATGACTTTCTCGGACCCATCATCGAGGAGGCTGGCAAGCAGGCGCTGAGTGCTCTGGACAAATCAAAAGTGGCTGCTGCGAAAGTATCGCTAGACTCTTGAGGATGCGCTGGCGCTGGGATACGGTCGGCGTCTCAACACAGGAGTCCTGATGCAAAGCCTCTCCGTTCTTGCCGCCCGAACCCGCGCACTCCTCGCAGAAGCCGCCAAATCCAAGGGGGTCAAGGATGCCTCCCCGAGCGAAGACATTGCTGGGGATGCACTCAAGGCGGCGAACGGTTTCCGTGAGGCAGTGAAAAGCGGGGACGACCTGGAAGAAGCCGCTACGAATGTCGCAAAGTTTTCTGAAGCGACCGCAAGCGCTGACAACGATCTGGACTCCAAGCGGGGCGCACTGGACACCGAGTCCGCTTGCTTGAAGATGAAACACGCGGTTGACGGTATTTACAGTCCCTTTGCACAGGCACGCCAAGCTTTCTACTCACTCGCTCTGGCATGGGACCTCTACGAGAAAAACCCTTCAGGCGCGAAGAAATCCATCAGCACCGACATCAAGTCCGCGTCAGACAAGGACATCGCTGCTGGAATCGGCCATTCCGCCAAGAGTCTTGGGTTGTCGGTAAAAGACTTTCTGAACAAAGCCGCTCGCGCTCAGAAGCTCTTACGCGATGCAGCCAAAAAAGTGGGACTGGAAAAAGGCGAATTAACTGACTCTGAAAAGAAAGCAATTGTCGATGCGTGCTTCGATGCTCGCGACTCGGCCAATCCTCTCTTCGGTAAAACGCAAGGCATCAATCGTCGCGCTGTCGAGCTGATCGCTCGTGCTCGCGCCAAGGAAAAGTACGAAGCCAAGTCGAAGGGTGTCGAGATCGCCCTGTCTTGCGAAGATGACCCCGAATTCGGTGGTTACGAGATAGCTTGAGTGCCATATGGTCCGACTGGATATCGATCCTCTGAGGTATTCATGCCGGATTCAGACTTTACGATCCCCTTGACCTTAGAGGGGGTGCTCTCCGTGACGGAGGCATCCGCCTTTCGGATCACGCCGACGTATCTCTATGCCTTCAAGTACAAGGGCGGGAACAAGAGCCTCGGCCTCGTTCCCGTCCACATCAAGCACCCGAATGTCTCGAAGCACATCTTCGACCTCGTCGATCCTGAGCCAGGAACGCCTCTGGCCAACACGGTCATTGGTGAGATTCCGAAGCACTACAAGGCAGCCTCCGACCTCGTCCTGAAAGACACAACCAAGACACTGAAGGACGTGCTGACGAAGGACGGGGCGTCGGACGACGCGGAGCTGCTGCATCACCCGAAGTCGGCACCTGCGCTCGTCCCACCCCCCGCCAACGCGGGTCTCGGGGGCGCACAAGCAGTGCCTCTGGATACATATCTCGGAGCAGTAGGCTTCGGCGTCTCAGCCGCAGCCATCATGCAGAACACGCAGATTACTTCCGTTCTGCTGAAGGTCTACGGAGCAAACTGGAAAGAGAAGGCCGCAGCGCTCGGCTTCGCTGTTCCCGGTCTGAATCCGGTTCCCCCGGAGGTGGCGAACGCGGCGAAGATACTCAAGTTCCCGCCGGGGTCGGAAGAGTTCAAGGCACTGGCTGCACTGCATGAGTTCGGGAACATGGTTGACGCTGTGGCGGAGGTGATCGGCGAAGATGCATTTGAGGAGGTCTTCGACAAGAAATACATGACCTTCGAGAAGGTCATCGCTCTCATCAAGAAGGCAAAGCTTGCCACAGCGAACGAGGACGACGACGGCAACGTCACCGTGAAGTTCAAGCCGATGGCTGCATCGCCGATGCTTGTTCCGGCTCCGACTCCTCCTGTGACTTCGGTTCCGCCACCCCCCGTCACCTCGGCCCCAGCCTCTGTTGCGCCACTGTCTGTGGCTGACCAATTCAGCGCCCACTGGAAGGCGGGGGCGCAGGCCAAAGACGCCCCTCAAAAGCTCACCGTCGGTTCGCCGCCCGTAGCTCCAGTCCCCCTTCCGACTTCCCCTCCGGCAGCCCCTCCCGCTCCCGCTCCAGCCTCACCGACGCCGACCGCAACACAGACCGCACCCATCACTTCGGGAGGTCTGGGCTTGCCTGCGATCCCTCCGTTGGCAACGCTTTCCTTTGCAGGTGACGCAAAGGGTACATTGAAAGGGTATCACCCGAAGTCCTTCCTCAAGGACGGAGCAGGAAACACTTTCTTGTTCAAACCCGAGAGCGTGTCGGCGGCGGCGGCGGCATCCGCACACGCGAACATCGCTGTGAAGGTTTTCGGTGCAGACAACGCAGTCCCCGTCGTCGCGGGTACCGTCGCAGGTGTCGGTACAGGATCGATCCAACCGATGATCCCGAACGTCAAGACCGACCTCAGCCAAGTCGATCTGACGACACTGACTCAGCCTCAGCTTGCTCGACTGATGCAGGAGCGCGTTCTCGATTGGGCCCTCGCCAGTCACGACACGAAGGCTGCGAACTTCCTGCTCACCACCGACGGCAACGTCGTCGGCATTGACAAGGACCAATCCCTCAAATTCCTCGGCAAAGACAGCCTTGATACGACGTACAAGCCAAATCCGACGCCTCAGATTTATGGCGCGCTGTTCGACCTCTTCAAGAAGAAGAAGGTCGATCTGCCCGTCGGAGCCATGCTCCCAGCGATCAAGAAAATCGAGGCCATGTCCGACGATGGATGGTTGGCCAACTTCAGTTCCTACATTGACGCCGCTGCAAGCACACCGGCGCAGCGGACCAAGCTCAAGAAGGACATCCTCGTACGCAAAAAGAGCGTGCGGACAGACTTGGAAGCCTTCATCACTGGAGTCTTCCAAGCGCGCGGCGACATCGGCATGACCGACACGTTCGAGTTCGAGTCGGGTGTGGTTCACCCAAAGAAGAAGAAAGATCTCAGCGGCATCTCGACCCCTCCGATGGGGAGCATCCTGTCTCCTGCGAGTTTGCCTGCGCTGGGCACGCTCACCCCCGGCGGATCAGCTGGAGAGCTGGGAGGCGCAGGCGAGAAGTTCTTCTTCACAGGCCCGGACGGTAAGTACCTCGTCAAGCTCGCGCGCTCAAAAGACAAAACCATGATTCAGCCGACGCGGATCGCCGCTCAAGAAATCTTCTCGCAGCTCTCCAACGTCGTCCGGCCCGGGAAGTCGATTCCAATTGCGGACGTGCCCGGCGGCTACAAAGGGATCCCCGCAACGATCCAGCCTCTGCTTGCTCTCGGGAAGCCCAAGGATCTGAAAGGCACGACTCCCAGCTCCCTGAGCCTCTCGGAGAAAAAGGACGTCGCCGAGGAGCACGTTCTGGATTGGCTGACGTCCCAGCACGACACGCACGCCGCCAACCTTATGCGCCGCGCCGATGGAACCATTCTCTCCGTCGACAAAGAGCAGGGCTTCAAGTTCTTCATGCCGAACACGAAGTGGTCGAAGACGGGCGATCAACTCGACGTCGACTACCACCCGAACGCAGCTTCGGGGGAGAATCCCCCGTTCTACAACGGCTTCTGGAAGGCGTTCGCCGACGGCTCGATGGACTTTGACCCCACCCAGATGAAGGACGTCGTCGACCGCGTCGAGGGGATCAAAGACTCCGACTACATCGCCCTGCTGTCGAAGTACGTTGAGAAGGCCGAGCTGAAAGACGACCCCCAGCAGGTCGCGGCTTTCATCGATCGCGCGCTCACGCGGAAGAAGAACATCCGCAAGGACTTCGAGGTTTTCATCGGTGGGCTCTACGCGAAGCGCCTGAAGAAGAAGAAAGGCACGTTCTCGTTTGCCGGTGGATGGAGCGACGGCACGAGCGTCTCTGCGTCTATTGTGCCCCCTCCTGCCGTGTTGACCGGCCCCCAACCCTTGAAGGTGGTCGACCCGAACCAGACCGGAAAACTCGGGATGACCGGAGTGGAAATGGTCTCCTCCTCCTCCCCTCCGATCCCCCCTCCAGTCGCACCCCCGACTCCTCCCGGTTTCCCCGATCCGACTCCCGGCAACCAGTGGCAAGTCTCGTCTGCTGCAGCGATGTTCGGCCCCAACAGCCCCAACTTCTACAAAGTGAAGCCACCGAAGAATCTTGCGGACGAGACACCAGACCTGACCTCGGACAAAGTCGTCGTGAAGATGAAGGGCCTGACTCCTGAAAAGCTCGCGCAGGCTTTTGAGAAAACTGGGGTCACCCTCGCATCCGCGCCTGTGCAGAAAGACTCCTACACCTTGGCTGTGCTTCCAAAAACAGATTGGGAGAAGGCCAAGACCTCGAAGGAGATGATCGGGATTCAGGTTCCTCTTCCGACTCCTCCAGCCCCGAAGAATGGCATTGCGTCAATTCCGAAACCGGGTCAGCTGAAGAACCCGGTCCTCGAACGGTCCATCACCGAGGTCGATTTCCGCAAAGAGAAGATGACCTACGGGCAACCTGTGAAGGCTGATGGCGGGGGTGTCGAGGGACAGACCATCATGGTTCAGCGCCACACAGACAAGAAAGGGAAGAACTTCTACAGGTACCTGTTCAAGGTCCGGGCTCCATTCCTGAGCGGGTCCAAGAAGATTTTCACCGGCGGCACCCCTGGGTCTTTTGAGTTCACTCGGACGTCGTACGATCCGGCAACAGACTCCCTGAAGTGGACAGGGCCCGCCCAAGGGAAGACCGACCGGATCGGCGACACCTCGCAGTGGAAACAGGGGGACAGTGTCCTGAACGTGGCCAACCCGAAAGATGACCGCTGGGCGCTCCGTGGTCGTGTGTGGGCGGATGTTTATCCGAAGGAAGGGGAAGACCCGAACGAAGCCTTCAAGAGCCTGCTGGACACCGCAGGCCCGAAAGTGGCGTCGACGATTCTGAAGCCGCCGACGGAAGCAGAGGCGCGTGTGATGAAGATGTCCGCGCTGCTCTGGAGCGCTTCGCCTCAAGAGGCGGACGGCTTGGCCGAAAGCAGCCGCACGGAGACCGAGCTGACCGCCCGCCTCAACAAACTCGGCTACTCGAAAGAAGACATTGACTCGATCCGTATGGAGCAGGTCGGACATGGAACCGCAGTTCCAGTACTGCCCGGACGCCACAAAAAGATCCTCGCCAACAACCCGAACCTCGCCTACGTCGCACACGGCTTCAGCAGTCCGGCGAATCTAGTGAAGATGCTCCGCACAGGCCCTGCTGGAATCATGGCTCGGCAGGAGATTGGGCTTCAGCCCAAAGGCACGTCGACATCCCCAGACTACTCCCCTGATCAAAACAGCGGCGGCGGCGACTACTTGTTCTTGAAGCCTGTGACTAAGTCGGAGGCGGGGGCTTTTGAGTGGGGCCAGCTTGAAGTGATTATGGACCCCTCAGAATTGGATCGTCTTGATTTGTTTCGTGGAAACGCAAACGACCCGTATGGGAACGTCCACGAAACGTCTTTCGTTACACGAAAAACCTTGGAGAGCAGCAGCACAGCGACGACCGCAGAGATCGTCGCCAAACAGGGCTTCTCCCCGAACAAAATCCTAAAGATCCGGGCGGGATCTGAGTCGATGCGTCAAGACGCGTTGACCGCGCTGAAGGCGGCAGGGATTCAAGAGTTCAACGGTATGCCGATCGAAGACCTTGTGGTCCACACACCCGACTTCTACAAGAAACAGCTCGCTCCGGCAGGGTACTAAAATGCCTCTCAACTACAGCGGTGTTTACGGTGTCTCCAGTCCCGGCAGCGTGCTGGACGGAGCCCTTCTACGAGCGCCCTCCAAACAGCCTGAAGGCTGGGTGTTCTTCACCAGCGAGGACGCCCCCAAACCTGTGATCAGTCTGAACCTGTCCAACATCAAAGACGTCGCTGGTGGTGTTCAGGCGATCTGGGATCACACAGGCGAGACGCTGACCTTTCAGCCTATTTCCGTCGAGCACGCCCGAGAAAACGCGGAGTGGCTTGGGATCCCTTCCGACGCAGTCGCTAGTTTGAAGTCGCCTGGGGATGTGTACATCTGGTTGCATCAGATGGTGGTGCCGGAATGGTACGAGGAGAGGTACGACCCAGCCTCGGCAACAGAGAGCATCGACGCTTTTGCTGTTGTCATTGAAGCGCGAGGCGAGGACGCTCCTGTCGGCACCGTTCATTTCTGGCCTTCAAAGGACGCTTGGTTCAAGAAAATGCCAGACAGTTCATGGTTCCACCTCAGCAGCGGCGCGGAATGGAGAGACTCGAACCCCGACCTGCCGACGGACACCCTCAAAGCGCACACCACGCCGGACGGTGTGCTGTCGCCCGAGCGCCAGCGTCTCCACAAGACGATTTTGGATGGTGTCTTTCAAGGGAAGAAGCGCGTGCGGAACCCTGTAGCGATCATCACAATGGGGCTCCCAGCCAGCGGGAAGAGCACATTGGCTCGCTATCTTACAGAAAATCCAAACGAGCTTGCCGTCCTCGATGCGGACGAACATCGGAAGCACATTCCAGAGTTCAAAGCGGCGGTAGACACGAAGGCTCGCAATGGGGCCATCATCACGCACAACGAGGTGTCGAACATCAACGACAGCGCCATCGACCATGCGATGTCGGACGATCCTGAACACCCGGGCGAGTACTATCCCTTCCTGCTCGACGGTGTGGGCACCTCGACGGACTACTACCTCGGCGTCGTCCGAGAGGCGGTCAGGAAGGGCTACAACGTCAAAACCGTGCTGGCTCACGTTCGCGACACAGACCAGATGTCCGCCCTCGACACAGTCAGGATTCGCGCTGAGGACCGAGGGGTGCGCTTCGGACGATTCGTGAAGGCGGAAATCTTTGCATCTGCTCGCCCAAAACTTCCAGCGTCTTTCGCTACGGTGGCTCCTGAGGGATCCTCGGCAGTCGTCTTCGATGTGACCGACCCGTCCGCGCCAAGGCAGATGATGGCGCAGGTCGGAACTACGAAGATTGGCAACCCAAACTGGATGGAAGAGGCGAGGAAGGAACAAATGACAACTGACGAGCTGGTCGCCCTATACACTGCTGCCACCAAGTGGGAAGCCGAACAGCTGGCGAAAACTCCGATCACGTTCAAGCCCGGCGAAGGCACTGAAGACCCAGGCATCGACGCGGTACCTGAAGCAAAGAGAAGCTGAGGTCCGGCAGATTGTGTTACTGACGGCGCAGTGCCCTTTCATGGGAGAACAACTTGCGCCAGTACACCGTCGTCACCGACGAGCACTTGCTCGCCGGTATTGCTCGCGAAATTGAGAGTGCCGACGTCATCGGGATCGACCTTGAGACAGCGAAGATCGGCGGAGGCGGCAGCTTCGACCCCCTGACGGGCCGTGTGCGCCTCTGCTCGGTGAACACAGGGCAGGCTCTCTACATCATCGACCTCTACAAGACGCAGACGCTGGGGCCAGTTGTGGACGCTTTCAGGCGCACAAAGGGGGTGGTCGTCGGCCAGAACATGAAGTTCGACCAGAAGTGGCTGCTCTGGCACTTCGACCTTGAGCTGGTGAAGCTGTTCGACACCTTCCGCGCGTCGAGCATCATCTACGCGGGCCTCCCTGGGTTGAAGCACGACCTGTGGAGCCTCTACAAGCGCGAGCTGGGCGAAGCAGCGGCTGTCGAAGACCTCGGCGGCTCCGATTGGGACGGGACACTGACGCAGAAGCAGCTCGACTACGCAGCGGACGACATCGACAAGCTCCCGCGCCTCCGCGACGTGCTCAAGCCAAAGATCGTTCAGGCAGGGCTGGTGAAGATCGCTCAGCTGGAGTTCAACGCGGTCCTCCCCGAAGCCTGCATGGAGCTGAACGGCTTCTTCCTCGACAAAGAAATGTGGCTCACACGAACGGCGTCAGACAGGGCGCAGATGGAACGGCTGCGAGCGAGTTTGCTCGCCAAGCTTCCGAACCCGTCGAACCAGCTGGGGCTCTTCGGGAGTGCGCCCTTCAATCTCGAATCCCCCGACCAGATTCTCACGTCGCTCTGCATGTTGGGCGTGAAGCAGAAGTGGAAAGACCCTGAAACAGGGCTGACGAAGACGGTTCCCATCATGGACACCAAGGAGATGACGCTGGCGATGGAGGCCGACCGCTGGCCCATCCTCAAGGAGTTCATCGAGTACCGAGGGTACGCGCAGGCGGTGAAGTCATTCGGCGAGGAGTACCTGAAACACATCCACGCGACGTCGGGACGCGTCCACTCGTCGTACTTCCCGTTCACGGACACGGGACGGTATGCTAATCGTTCGCCAAACCTACAACAAGTCCCTCGCGGGAGCGCGTTTCGGGATTGCTTTAGGGCCGCTGAAGGTCGCTCTCTGGCCATCGCGGACTGGAGCAACATCGAGATGCGGATCGTTGCTGAGGTCTCCAAAGACCCCGTCCTCATCAAGGTATTCCAAGACGACCGCGATGCCCACTACGCGACGGCTTCCCTCGTCACTGGTAAACCTGAGAGTGAAGTGATAAAAGCCGAAAGACAGCAAGCAAAGCCAGTGAACTTCGGGTTCTGCATCGCAGAAGGTCAGCGCGTGTTGACACAGGAAGGGTTGGTCCCGATCGAGTCGGTTCGAGATTGGCACGTCGTATGGGATGGAGTAGAATGGGTGACCCACGACGGTCTGATCTACCGAGGGCTGCAGCCTGTTCAGACCCACGATGGCCTGACCACTACGCCCGACCACGAGGTCTTCACTGATGACGGACACCGGATTTCAATGCGGGAAGCAGCATCCCCGCTTCGTCCCAGACGCCTTGCTGTTGGCGCAATTGGCATTGATCCCGTTGGGTACATTGCGTTTGACCGGCAAGGTCGAACAGCGGCTCCGCAGCCGGAGGTACGTCGAGGCGACCTGCGACTGCTGCAACCAAGCCCGCTGGATTCTGGTCGACAACATACGGGCGCGGAAGACGACCAACTGCACCTGCCACGGAAAGTACAACGATCCCCGATCCGAGACCTTGGGCGAACGCTTCGACTCTATGGTGCAGCGTTGTCGTCGGGATACGCACGTCTCGTCGCACAACTACAAGGGACGAGGGATTCAGGTCTTGTTCCTGTCGAGGGAGCAGTTCATTCGTTGGGCTCTGGAGACCTACCCGGACTCCGACTTCAAAGGGCTGGACTTCGACCGAACGAACAACGACGGGCACTACGAGCCATCGAACCTTCGGCTGGTGACGCGCTCGGAAAACTTGAAGAACCGCTCCCGCTCGCCCACGTCTACGACCTCCTGAACGCGGGCCCCCGGCATCGCTTCACAGTGGAGGGGAAGGTCGTGAGCAACTGCTACGGGATGCAAGCGGCTCGCATGGTCCTCTACGCGAAGCAGGGCTATGGCGTGAACATGACGGAGGCGACGGCGCGAACCTTCCGCAGAAAATTCTTCGAGGCATACGAGGGGATTGCCAGCTGGCACCGAGGGGCACTGGACTCAGGGAAGCGTCAACGTGAGACCCGCACCGTCTGGGGACGCAGACGCATCATCAAGGATGAGAAGGCGCACAACGAGTTCTTAAATTCCCCAATTCAGGGCACAGGCGCTGACGGCCTCAAGGTCGCCATCCGCAACGTCTACGACCGTCTGAAAAAGCTCGCGGGCCGGACGCCCCTTCTCGGCAAGGGGGCGAAGTGCGCGCCGGTCCATATGGTCCACGACGAGATCATCGTCGAACACGACGATGATCCTGAGCTGGAAATTCACGTTCGGCGGGAGCTGCACGATGGGATGATCGAGGGCATTGCCCCAATGCTCCCATCCGTTCCGACCCGTGCAGAGGTAGCGGGAGGGAAAAGCTGGGGAAGCAAAACCTGAGCGCCTGTCAATGCAGGTTGTCGTTGTTGACATCGCCCCTATGCTGTTAGGCTGAGAGCATGGCTGAGTCTGGAAAGAATACCGCACTGCCCAAGAAAGGCGGACACATACGCCCAGTGAGCCGGTCGACTAATTTCGCGTCAGTGCGGAACCTCAAGTGCTTCAAGGAGCTACACAAAAAGCTTGTGGAAGAGGGTGTTTCGGGACGGATTGTGGCCGAGTGGGTGCAGAACGAGCGCAACGAGATGACCCACATGACGCCTGCGTCTCTGGTCAACCTCCTCACGGAGTACCGCATGTCCATCCCTGCGGCGAAACGCGCTGGACCCCTGAATATCGTCTTCGAGAAGGCTGTAGCCGAGGTGAAAATAGGGATCAGCGAGCTGGATGAGTTACACAGACTCTACAAAATCCAGATGGACCGAATTAACATCGACTTCACCACTGAGAAAAACATCAAGAAACTGTTGCCGTCCGTGACTCAAGAGATCCGAGCTGCGCGGGAGATACTATCTTCAGCGGCGCAGCTGAAGATGGACCTCGGCATCAACGACCGAAAACTTGGTTCCGTCTCAGTAGAAGCGACCCTAATGGCCGACGTCGCCTCCCGCTACGCCGACAACCCAGGGGTGGTCAAGGTGCTCGACAGTTCGGAGTCCCGTCGCAAGGTGCTCGCCATCGCCGAGCGGCTGCTGTCCATTGCGGAGCGATCTGACCGCAACCCGGAGTTCGCAGGGGAGCTGGATGCTCTGTCAGACGACGCCACGCCCGGCGACCTCATCGACATGCCTCCAGAGTCGAAGGGCTGACCCATGCTTGTCACCCGCGAAGGCCGCACGATCAGCGTCCGCACTGCCTCGGAGCTGGACGAGTCTTTGAAGAAGGAGATGTCGACGCTCTCCCCAGAGGAGCGCGAGGCCCTGCGAATTATTCTGCAGGACTTCCACCATCAGCCTCTGACCGGACCCGCAGCGACGCAGTTCGCACAGCCCAACCTGCTCGCGGCTCTTTCGGCTGCCGAGTACAAGACTCCGCCAGTCGACATGCGGACCTTCATCAAAGACCCTGAGTTCCTCGGGAACACTTGCGACTCCCTCTACCCGAAGTTCCTCGACGACCTCGTGGACCTGTTCTCGGGCGGCTACAACGAGTGTGTGTTCTGCCTGCACCCAGACACGCCTGTGCCGTTGCTCGATGGGACGGCACCAACCATCAAAGCTCTCGCAGAGCGGTTCGCTGTCGACCAGACTCCATTCTGGGTCTACGGGGTCGAGGAGTCTGGGAAAGTTGTTCCTGCTCAAGCCGAGAACCCCCGCAAGACAGGGGAGGACGACTACTACGAGGTCACACTGGACGACGGCTCTGTGTTCACCGGGAACGCGCGCCATCAGATGATCCTGCGTGACGGGTCGAAGAGAATGATCCGCGACATGCGGGCTGGCGACAGTCTGATGCCTTTCGACACGAAGGTATCCTCCCGAGGCGAGGGCCGCAGAATTCATGGCTACGAGATGGTTCGTACGCTCGACACCGAAAACTTCCGATACACGCACGCGCTCGTCGAGGAGGACAAGGCAGGCCCCATCGACTCAAAGGCAGTCACGGTCCACCACCGGAACTTCAAAAAGCTCGACAACACCCCAAAAAACCTAGAGCGCTTGACTTGGCGAGCGCACACCGCCCTCCACCACCAACACCGCATGGAGTATCTCGAAGCCAACCCAGTCGTTCACACTGCCCTGCGGGATCGCGCGACCAAGAATGCGACTGACCCAGAGTCGCCGCTCCGCAAAGGGCATCGCGAATTCATGCGCTCCGCCAAGGGACGGGCACTATCTCGAAAAAATCTGGCACAAGCCGAGGTGCCAACCGATGCGCTTCGCGCTCGCGGTGCGAAAGGCTCTCGCTCTCGGTGGTGTGGTGAGGGGAGTGAAAATCAGAAGTCCGCAGCATCCGATCGACTGAGCGCCCGAAATAGAGACGGCAACAGCGTCAGCGCTCTTCGGGCGCGTTGGAAAGACCCCGTCCAGAGGGAAGCAGCTCGTCTACGCATGGCTGCTCGCAACAAGGCCAACGCAGGGAAAGCGCTGCGTTCAGATATCACCGCAGAAGCCGTAAAAGCCGCAGTCACTGAAGGTGCTTCAACTCTGAAGGCGGCCTCAGTGGCTTTGGGCTGCTCCACAACCCGAGTCAGACGCGCTTTGGTGGACGCTGGGATTGATCCTAAAACCGTCTTCGCGCGTCGACGAAATCATCACGTCGTCAGCATCGAGAAGGTCGGCCACGGTCCGGTCTACTGCATGACCGTTCCTCGCACGACGAACTTTGCGATCTGCACAGGTCGCTCCGATGGAAGCCACTCCCGAAGCGGCGTATTCTCGTCGAATACAGGCGCGATCGGCATCGGCAAATGCCTAGTCGGTGAAACGGAGATCTACGACACACAGACCGGACGTCGCCGCACGGTCGACGAGCCCGGTGTGCTCGCAGTGCCGTCCAAAACCGACAGCGGTCTTCTTTCCAGCATGCCTGCAGTGTCGATTCCGTCGGGTGTGAAGCCGTGTGTGCGCGTCACGCTGTCTGCGGGACAATCCGTAGTGCCATCGACTGACCACGCTATCTTCACGGCACGGGGCTGGGTCGAAGCGGCCAGCCTGACGACCGACGATCTTGTTGCAACGCCACGAAGCCTTCCTGCGCCGATCACCAGCAAGTCCTTCAGTGACAACGAGGTGAAACTCATTGCCTACCTCTTGGCTGACGGTGGCATGACGACGCTGTCGACGACGTTCACAAACGGAAAGCGAGTTTTGCTCGACGAATTCAAGGCGCTGGTGGAGTCGGAAGGTGACTGCTCGACCTACCAAAACTGGCACAAGGACTCAGCACCTGGCATCAAAGAGAAGACTTCACTGAGCAAAGCCACGGAGTTTTCCGTTACGGGTCTCGCGCACAAGGTTCGCGGCTGGGGGATCAACAGCCACTCGCGGGACAAGCGAGTGCCTTCGGACTTCTACGGTCTTCCTGCGCGCCAGATCGCGCTCTTCCTTTCTCGCTTCTGGTCTTGCGATGGCTACATCAACCCCGGCAAGTGCCCTCAGATCGACGTGACCCTCGCATCACAAGGCTTGGTCGACGACCTACGCCACATGATGCTTCGCCTTGGAATCCCGTCCCGCAAGAGCTTCAAATGGGCGACCATAAAACAACAGGACGGCTCCAAGAAGAAGTACCCCGCGTGGCGTCTCCTTGTGACAGGAGCACCTGCAGTACGAAACTTCATCGAGACGGTGGGGCCTGTGCTCGGTAAGGAAGCCTTCTGCGCCGAAGCCATTGCATCCTGCGACCGAGTCAAAGCCCCCAACCCGAACGTCGACTTGGTGCCCATCCGCATCCATGAGCTGAGAGAGATTCGTAAGGAGCTTGGGTGGTCAGAACGCAAGATGCGGAGTCGGTTCTCCTTGGCGGCAGGTTCGTGCATGAGCCGCTCACGCTTCGAGCGACTTTGCGCGGAGACCGGCTACAAGGGGCGCTACGCTTGGTTAGCCTCTTCCGATCTGGTGTGGGACTTAGTGGAGCGCGTGGAGCCCGTGGGAGATCGGGAGGTTTACGACCTCTCAGTGCCGGGAACCCACAACTTTGTGGCCAACCAGATCGTCGTTCACAACACCTTCGTGTGTACGATTGGAATTGCGAGAGTCCTGTATGAAATATCATGCCTGAAAGACCCTCACAAGACGTTCGGCCTTGCCAAAGACACGAACATCACGCTCGCTTGCTTCAGCGGCGACACCGAGTTTTACGACGGCTTCACTGGCCAACGTCACACGATGGCGCAAGCCGCAGCCTTATCCCTGCCCCACGGGGTTGTAGGTTTTGGAGGGCGCTCCCTGACGGCGTCGAGATCGCTAGGTGCGCGAAAAACAGGAACCAAAGAAGTCTTCGCCCTCAAGACATCAACCGGAAGGACCATCCGAGCGTCTGCAGAGCACAAGTTTTTATCCTTGACGCGTGGGCCGGTAACTTTGGGTCAGCTCGCGGTCGGAGAAGCCGTCGCCGTATCAGCATTCACCCCTGAGCCAACGGTGCCAGACACGACACTATCTGACGCCGAGATACGCTTGCTTGCGTATCTCATCGCTGAAGGCAACACGATGACTCCGCACGTCGCCTTTGGAAACACCGATGAGCGTCTGGTGGCTGAGTTCGTACAGGACGCCAAGGCGATTGGTTGCTTCGACGTCACTGTGACGAGGCACCGCCCGAAAAACAAAAAGACCTACTGCACAGTGCGAGAGCGATCTGGGAAGCAAGGCCAGCGGAATGTTCGCTATGCGCTGTGGGACTTATCCTCCCGCTTCGGGCTGGCGGGGACGAATTCGCAGGCCAAGCGGATACCTCCTGAGATTTTCCGATTGCCGAACGCGAAGATCGCTTTGTTTCTGAACCGGCTGTTTGCAGGTGACGGCTCCTGTTACTTCGCAGAGCGACCGCCCGAGAAGAGTGCGACGCAAAACTGGCGCACCTACCAGCTACGCTATGCCACAACGTCACCCCTATTGGCTAGGGACGTGGCGGACGCCCTGACTCGCTTCGGCATCTACGCATCCATCCGGAGTCAGCCGGTGAAGGCCAGCCGCCCTCACACCGTCTACCACGTCGACTTTTCGCGGAAGGAGTACGTCCACAAGTTCATCTCTGCGATTGGAATTTTTGGTCGGGAGTACCAGTACGACCGGGCAGCGTGGCGGGGGTTCTCGGTCACTTCGGGAGACATCTGCTGGGACGAGGTGGTGTCAATCGTCCCGAGCGGCATAGAAGATGTCTACTGTGTCGTCGATGTGGAGCCGAGTCCTTGGTTCGTCGCGCAGCAGTTCATCGTACACAACTGCTTTTCGGTCAACGAAGAACTTGCTACAAAAGTTGTGTTCGAGAACATCAAGACGAAGATCACGGCGTCGCCGTACTTCATGCGGAACTTCCCCTTCTCGGCGACGAAGAAGGAGCTGCGGTTCCCTCACAACGTGTGGGTCGCGCCGCGTGCAACCACTGACACGTCTGCCCTCGGCTTGAACGTCATCAGCGCCTTCATGGACGAAGGTAACTTTCTTCCGAAGCGCGGGAAGTACAGCGCAGCCGCAGGGGTCGTCGACCACGCCGACCTCATCTACTCCTCGCTCAAGCGACGTATGAAGTCTCGCTTCGAGAAGGCAGGGAAGCTCCCTGGCATCCTCTTCATCGCGTCATCAAAGACGACCCACGAAGACTTCGTCAGCCGTCGCCTGAAGGAAGCGCGCGACGACCCCACGCTGTTCGTGCGCGACTACGCGCTCTGGGAGATCAAGCCGGAGGACTACTACTCGGCGGAGAAGTTTCAGGTGCTCGTCGGCAACGAGACGATCCCATCCAAGATACTCGACCCCGGCGAAGCAGACCGTCTCCGACCGGGTCTCCCCGACGGCACGCTGATCATCAACGTCCCCGAGGACTTCCGCATCGATTTTGAGCGCGACCTTGAGGGGTGTTTCACGGGGGACACGAAGGTATCTCTGCTGGACGGACGCGAAGTCGCGCTTGGTGACTTGAAGCCCGACGACGTTTTCTGGGTCTACTCCTTCGGCCCCGACGGACGGATGTATCC